CGACAGGGTCCTACATGATTCAGGATGGGGCTGTGGTCCTCTGGGAGGGGGTTCGTAGCGAAGCTCTTCGGCTAGGCTAGGGGAGGGGGGTGGGACATGGGAGGGGGCGGGGTTCCTTCTCCTGCTCTCCTCTCTCCTGTGTCTGGGTCCGTCCCTATGCCTGTCTCTGTCCCTGTGCTTGGGAGGGAGGGGGTTGATGTTCGTTCTCCTCTGTCTCTCTCACGGGTGCTGGAGGGGGTTGCTTCTGTCCCTTGGGAGGGGGTTGCCACTCTTGCTCTCTGGGTGGCTCTTGCTCTTGGGGCTGGGGGTGTTGCTCCTTCTCTTCTTCCCCTCCGCCTCTCTCCTTTGGACTTACCCTTTTACAACCTTGGGTCGGGGGTGGTTGTTGGGCTGGTGTATGTTTGGGGCTATGAGCTACGACTCCAGGGTGGATACCGAGAAGCACATAGCTGAAGTGATAGGTCGGGTGGACCAGGTGTGTTCGGAGCTTCGGATACGGGTGCAGGGGCATGACCGGTCGAAGCTGATGTCACCTGAGAAGGAGGTATTCGACCGGGTGACGGAGGGTTTGCGGGGGCTGACGTATGGTTCGGATTCGTATAAGGAGCAGTTGGCTGGGATGGGGGAGGCGTTGGAGCACCATTACTCGGTGAATCGCCACCATCCAGAACATTGGGGGGAGGGGATTCGGGGGATGAACCTACTCGATTTGGTGGAGATGTTGGCGGATTGGAAGGCGGCATCGGGTAGGCACGCTGATGGTTCGATGAGGGCCTCGTTGGATTTGAATCGGGAGCGGTTTGGGATATCGGACGAGCTGTATGGGATGTTGGAGCGGACGTGTGAGGAGCTGGGGTGGCTCTAATGGTGGACCTGGGAGGAACGGACATCGAGTTTCTATCGACGTATTCGATAGAGGAGTCGCTGCATCATGCGGTAAGGGCGGTCCTTGAGGTTTGGGGGTCTGGTGTTATCGAGGACCTGGACACGGGAAAGAGGATTGAATTGGTAGGGCTTCTGGGGTCCCGGCTGTCCGAGGTAGCTGTATTCAAGGACCTTCAGGCGTTACGGTCGTGGACCGAGCATGGTTGGACGGAGGGGAACTGTCGGATGATGGTTCACATCTTGTCGCATCCTGATGGGGTAGTCACCTGTGTGGTAGAGGACCAGGAGGGTGAGTTAGGGGTGATACTTCGGGGGGTACGGGAGGGGCTTTTAGGTGGGCCACGGGCGATACGTGGAGGAGGTTGAGGGCCAATGGTGAAGGCAAAGAAGCCTAGGACGGATGTGATGGTAGGAGGGCCACGGCCAACGGGGCGAGGGGAGGCGGAGCTACAGCTCACGGGGTGCCTCTTGCCATTCGGGGCTGATGGGCGGGCGGTCCTTCTGATGATGCCTGGGTCGGTCTACCTGTACCTTCCCTTGTTCACGTCTTTGGAGAAGCTCCAGGCGTGCCTCAAGCAGGCCAGTGTGTCCTATGCGACGGTCAAGCAGGTCGTTGTGGGGCAGGAGTTCCTGGACTCGATCCCGTCCGACATAGTGGTCATTCAGGACCCGTGGTTCACGGACGAGGGCAAGGTCCGGTTCATGCAGATCCAGCGTTAGTGGTTACCCTTCGAGGAGGGCTTCGACCTTCTTGGCGGTCTCCTCGGTCAGGTCCGCCTTGGGCAGGTACTTCAGGGCTTCTTCTCTGAGGACGGCAAGGGCCATGGGGCGCTTGTCTCTCCTCTCCAGGAGCCTCACGTACAGGGGTTTGGCCTGACGAGCCTTGTTCACGGCTTCCTCGGGGTTCACGGTCTTTCTTACACCAACGGGCTCTTTCCCTCGGTGTATTTGAGGGGTATGACAGAACTTGAGCGAAAGTTGATAGCAAAGTTGCTGACCATGGCGTCGGAGGAGTTCTCCAATCATGGGTGCAACGACTTTCATCTACTTCGGGATGGTGGGCTTACGGAGGCTGAGGCGGCTGAGGTTCAGTTGGCCTTGGTACGGGATGGGGTAGCGGACGAACCTTCTTCAGGGGCCTACACTTGTGATTGGATGCTGATGACCTGGTTGGCGAAGAAGGTCTTGGTGTAATCTCGGGGGCATGGAAGCCTCGATCCTCCTCGGTGACTCTCGGGAAGTTCTCAAGGGCCTAGAAGCCGAGTCGTTCGACTCGATGGTCACGGATCCCCCTGCTGGGATTGCCTTCATGGGCTCCGAGTGGGACAACCACACGTTGGACGGGTTCGAGGAGCTTCTCTACGAGGTCTTCGTGGAGGCGTACCGGGTCTTGAAGCCGGGGTCCCACATCCTTGTCTGGTCGATTCCTAGGACCAGTCACAGGACGGCAAGGGCTATCGAGCGGGCTGGGTTCGTCATCCGGGACGCCTTGGACAACATCAAGGACCGGTCCCCCGAGGTCGAGGCATTCCTTCTGAGTCTCACTGAGGAGCAGAGGGAGCTTCTTTTGCGTGCCTCCCCCGCTGACTCTTTCCTTCTTCATCTCTTTGGGCAGGGGTTCCCGAAGAACTTGAACCTGAAGAAGGCTCTCACGAAGCAAGGGCGGGTTGAGGAGGCCCAGAAGTGGGGTGATTGGGGGACGGGGCTCAAGCCAGCGGTTGAGACCTGGTGGCTTGCTCGGAAGCCACTTCAGGAGAAGACCGTCATCAAGCAGGTCTTGGCGACAGGTACCGGGGCCATCAACATCAACGGGTCTCGGGTCTATACCGACTGGAACGAGGCTGACCGTCCTGACTCCTGGAAGGCTTCAGGGCACACGGACAAGCCCGAGGCGGACAAGATTGCTGCCCCTCCCGGTCAGGGCATCGTGTGCCATCCTGAAGGCCGCTGGCCTACCAACCTGGTTCTTCAGCACGGGTCGGGATGTAAGCGGATTGGAGAACGGGCGCTACCTAAGTCGGATCCAAGCCTTCCCGAGGGTCTTCGAGAGGGCATCCAAGCCATTGAGGCTGGGGATGCTTCCCAGGGCATCTGGGAGTGTGCCCCTGGGTGCCCCATCCAAGCCTTGGATGAGCAGAGTGGGGCTCTGAAAAGCGGTAGCGGGAACGTCCGAAAGAAAGCCTACTCTGGCTACCAAGGTGGTGACGGTGTGACCGGAAACCAAGAGGTTTCCTACGGTGACTCCGGAGGGGCCTCCCGGTTCTTCAACACGTTCGAGCCAGACCTTGAGACGATCCCCTTCTACTATACAGGGAAGATCAAGGGTTCCGAGCGCAAGGAGGACCTCGAAGAAGAGGGGCTCATCAACGAGCACCCGACGGTCAAGACCAAGAAGCTCATGGCTCACCTGGTCAAGCTCATCACTCCTCCGGGCGGGAAGGTCCTTGATCCCTTTGCGGGTTCTGGTTCGACCATCGTTGCTGCCCTTGGGGAGGGGTTCAGCGGGCTTGGGGTCGAGCAGAAGGAGTTGTTCTACCAGATTGCGACCAAGCGGGTCCTACGGGCTCTTGGGCGGGAGCAATCGGCCCAGGCGGCTCGGGAGGACTTCGACTTCATGATGGGACTTGAGAGCGAGTAGGCCCCTCGGTGTAGGGGGCTCCATGGCAAGTTCTCCGGCGGAAGCCAGTGCGATCAAGGTCCTTGAGGGGGTTCGAGTCCTTCAAGAGCACAACCCGAAGGCCACTTTGGTGGGCCTGGACAAGTGCATCCTCTGTGATGGTCCCGGTCCTGAGTCCTCTGAGCTGGGTGTAGAGGCCCTTCAGAAGCTCCTCGACCTTGGGTGGGAGTGGGACTCAGAGCAATCGGCCTGGTCCTTCTACACGGGGCACGGTTGAGTCATGCCCCTACTTCTTGAGCTGAGTGACAGTGGTTCTTGGGTCTTCGACAACACCCGGAAGCTCGCCTACGTGGTTGGGCCTGAGGGCGATGCTGTCTTCAGGATCGAGAAGCCTCGGGTCATCGTTCCAAGGACTGATTTGGTGGACGATGCCACCTCGAAGGATCGTATCGAGGGTACCCTCTGGGCTGTCATGGACAACCGCAAGGAGGTCCCCTCTGTCACCCCGGACCAAGCTCTTGAAGCCCTTCGGGTCCAGGTCGAGCTGGTCCGCCTCTGCTTCAAGCCAGGGGGCCTTGCTGAGAAGGCGGCCAAGGAAATGGGCCTTCCCTGCCTGACTACCGACTTCAAGAGCCAGACTGACGACATCCTCATGGGCCTCCCCCATGAGGAAACCCTCGGGTATCACCTTAGGGACCGGTCTGGCACGGAGGGCATCGTGGTGTTCCCCGACCAGGTTGCGGCCGTTCGCATTGTCGAGGGTACCTAGGATTGGTCAAGTTGCGGCTGGGCGAAGGCTAACCCTGAGCCACCTGATGTAGTCTTCCGGCAACCCGTTCACTACAAGAACCAGGTACATCGAGCTGACCCGCAAGGAAGCGGCTGACATCATTGGCCTTCTGGCTGCCCAGCTTGCAGATGAGCCCCTGGTCGGGAACCAAGGGGGTGCTTGCCCAGACGTGAAGATCACCGACATGGGCCAGATCAAGGTCTGGATGGCCTTCATCGTGGACACCAAGCCTCGGGACAACGCTGGAGAGCTTCTTCAGGGCGGGCAGACGATCATCATCCTGTCGAGGCGAGAAGCCTCGGACATCATCGGCCTTCTGAGTGCCCAACTTGCTGGAATGATTGGCTTCGGAGGGTACTTCCAGCCAGGGGCCTGCCCGAGTATGTCCGTCCAGGACCGGGGCAAGCTCCTGTACGTCCTGTCCCTCAGCGTGGTGGCCCAGTGAACCGTCAAGAAAGACGGGCCATGGAGGCCAGAAGAAGAAATCGACCCAAGCGGAGCTGTGGTCCTTGCCAGGCTTGCTGCTCCGTCTTGGGGGTTCCGGAGCTTGGGAAGCTGTCTGGGGACCCCTGTCCCCACGCTTGCAGCAAGGGCTGTGGCACCTACCAGAACCGTCCGGAGTCTTGCAGGGCCTACGAGTGCCTCTGGCTTCAGGGGCTCTTCAGAGAGGAAGACCGACCCGACCAGATCGGTCTCGTAGTCGATACCAACAAGACCGGCACCATGGTGGTGGTCCGAGAAATCCACGAAGGGGACTTCGACAAGCCCGAGGCTCAGAACTTCGTTCGCTCGATCCCCAAGGAACTCACGGTGTATGTGATGCTCAAGAACGGAAAGAGGGTTATCCTACATGACTGAGGTCACCGTCACCATCAACAAGGGCACCCGAATCCGAGCCAGGTGGTTCAGGGCTCAGATGAATCCTCCGGCATCTCTGGCTGGGATGCAGATGAAGCTGGGATGCACCGAGGTGGAGGTCTCTGGGGTCGTTCGGCACGTCCGGTGCGATGACCCTGTGAAGCCCACCAGGTACCAGTTCTTCATCGACCCTGACCCCGAGGTCCAGGGGGTTCCCACGGTCAAGCTCGAAGGCTGTACCTGTGGACGGGAGCACGTTCAGGTGGACCCCAAACACGTCTACTGGGCGGAGAATCCCTAGGTACCTGGTTGAAAAGTCTGTGGCTCAAACGTTGTAGGGTTATGGCAAACCTAGGACGATACGAGACGGGCCGATGCGAGGGGTGTGGAGAGCGGACCCGAGCCTCGGGTTGCTTCTGCCGCTCTTGTCAGAGCAAGCGCCACCATGCCCGGAAGGACGTGGAAGCTGGCAAGTATCTCATCGACCTGGCCGGTGGGTCCTGGTGGGTCTGGACGGACAAGGGCGAGGTGGTGGTGATCGGGAAGAGCACCAAGCAGCAGGCGTTCAACTGCCTGGCCCACGGTGACCCCGACATGGGGGAGAACTGATATGAACACCTGGGACCGAGACCTCACCATAGAGGATTTCCCCAAGGCGGGGCGTCGAGTCGAGATGCACCCGTGTACCGACTGGTGGATGATGGGGGATCGCTTTGGGACCGTCACCAAAGTGGACCACGAAGCCAAGATCCTCCACGTCAAGCTCGGAAGGTCTGGCAAGACCATCAAGGTCAAGCCTACCCTCATCGACCCAGGATCCTTCAATCCGAACAGGTTCTTGGGATAGAGGTCCAAAAACGGTAGCCCGTACTACAGAAGGGGCGGGGCATCATGCTGATCGTATGGGTTGACGATGAGGAATGCGTTCGCAAGATGTTGAAGAAGTACCTTCAGGATGTAGGTGTTCCCTTTGCCATCTACGGGTCGGCTGAGGAGTTCTTCGAGCACAGTGACGGGATGGAACAGCCCTTCGTCCTGTTGGCAGACCGAACCATGCCAGGGATGGGGGGTCTTGAGCTGTGTCGGAGGGTGAGGAAAGAAATGAGCGCCTACATCATCATGGTCTCAGGCCATGTTGAAGACGAAGGGTGCTGCCAGTTCTGCGATAGCTACCTCCAGAAGCCCTTTGCTTGGAACGTGGTCTTGACCACGTTGGAGTTCGCCCTGGTTGAGGCGGAGACACTTCGACCTCCCCCACCTGAAAATTCGTATCAGGCCGGTTGAAGAACCTCGACCCTCAGACGTTGTAGGGGCATGATGAACCTCACCACGGAACAGAGCCGAGTCCAGGAACTAGCCCGAACCGCTGCCTACCACCGAGGGGCCAGGATGACCTACAATGACGTAGCCCAGCACTGCCCGTCGAGCTGGCGCCCCCGGTTCATCGCTGAACAGTGCGAGCTGGCCGGGTTCCCGGTCTGGACGAGCGCTCCAGAGGAGGCTTGGAAGCCGTAAGGTTCGACCTTTGAGTCCACCATGGGGTCAAGCAGGGAAGTCCCTGCACCCGAAAGGAAAAGCCCCCTGGGTCAGGTACCTGGCCTAGGGGGAAGCGAAGCCCGATCAGCAACGCACCTGGACGGAACCCGCTGCCCCTGAGACGGGTGGAGATCCCAGTAGAAGAAGCCTGGGTGGTGGACTCAAGGGCCGAACCGGTCCAAGATTCTGAGAGGCGCTATGGTCCCGGAGGAGACCTCCGGGCGGGGTGAACCTTCTGGTTCAAGGGTGTCGTGGCTTCCCTGTGGTCCCCCATGAAACACGTCTCGGGCTAAGGGCCTCCCTCGAAAGAACGGAGGCCCTTAGCTTTTCTTCTTTGGCTGGTTGAAACTTTCGACCCTGAGACGTTGTAGGGACATGTTCAACGCCATCTTCCAGGTCTCCGCCGCTCTCATCAAGGGCCGTGTTCTTCAGGCCCGGAACGTGTCGGTTGGCAACGGACTCGTCATCGACTGGCGGACGGTCAAGTCCGGGGAGACCATCGGCAAGGATCTGGACCCCTACGATGCGGCCGTCCTCTTCGTTGAACTCATCGGACCCTCGACCGCTTTCGAGGCCGCCACCCAGGAGAAGGAGTAAACCCATGGCATACAAGGCTCAGAAGACCGAGATGAAGGGCACGGGCGGGGGCCGCTGGACGACCCGTGCCGAGGCCAAGACCGCCTCCGACAAGATCCGCCGACGCTACGATAAGCTCGAAGCCAAGGCGGGTGAGGAGCGCTACGTGGACTTCGACGAAGACACTGACTGCCACGGTGTCTTCGGTACGGAGTCCGGCTTCTGCTACTCCCTCCACGCTGACGAGGGGTCAGCCAACGATGCCCTCAAGGGGGTGTGAACCATGCTTCGGTTCTGGTCTAGGTACCGTGAACAACACTCAGCAGACTGGTCCAGATACATCGAACGGGTGGGCGACCACCTGTGGCTGGTTTTCTTCCAAGGACGCTCTATCGGCCCCTTCTGCAAGAGGGAGAACGCCAGGATCGTGATCCGATGGCTCAAAGAGGGTGACTCAAATGCCTGAACCAAGAAGCCCCTGGGTCGTGGCCCTCTCGGGGACCATGGCCCTCCGCTGTGAAAGATGTGGGGAAGAATACCAGCCGAAGCTGCCCTGTCCGGTGGACCTCTACGTTGCAATGGCCCACAAGTTCGAGGAAATCCACCGGGAGTGCAAGCCCCGTGAAGCAAAGCTGTAGTGATTGCCTGATGTTCGAGACCCGTGAGGCAACGGGCTACTGCAACGTCTTCATGGAGGACCTGGGCGGGGACCACAAGACGTGTTCCGACTTTGCCCCGAGGTTCCCTAAGAAGAACCTCCGACTGGAAGACCTTCTTCGTCCAAGGAGGAAGACCTCCGGTGTATAGTCCTAGTGCCGGGTGACGGCTTTGGCTCACTCAAGGGCCTCCCGCTCTCCTGGTAGAAGACGTTGTACGTCATGAAGATCACCAAGAGTGAGAAGGTCTGGTTCCTCCGTGGCATCCTCGTAGCGCTCGCTGTTGTCGGACACGAGCTGACCTACGATCAAATCCGGAGGATCATGCGCCTCTCAGACCGACAGGTCGGGGCCTATCTCGGGGAGGCTCGTTCGATCCTTCAACCAGGAGAGCCCGACTTCTGTGCTTCCGTGGTCAAGTCCCTGGGTACCCCTGGAGCCGGGTGGGGGAACGTGGCTCAGTGGGCGTCCGAGCTACTGAAGGTCCGATCCTTCTGGCGTGACCGGGCCGAGAAGGACAACGGGGATTTCACCAACCTCTACCAGAGCCTTCCCTCGGTACCTGGGGAGCTGGACAAGTGAGGAGCCATGGGACTCAACGTTGACCTAACCCAAATGCTTGGGGTGCCTGAGAAGCTCCCATGCCCGAAGTGTGGGAACCCCACACCCACCTACTTCGACGACTTTGACATCGAGTGTGGGAACCCGAACCCAAATCCTGGTCATTGGAGGCTCCGAGTTGGTTGCCAGACGTGTGACCACGACTTCTACCATGAGTTCACGATCCTAAGGTCTACAGCATGAGCACCAAGGACGGGCACGACTGGTATGCCATCGGGGACGCTGGAGACGTGTCCGACTCGACCATCTACCGGTGTCGAACCTGTGGCATCCATTGCACCACCAACCGAACCCCAGGTGGGCCTGAGTACCCTGCCTGCAAGGTGAAGGAGCCTCCCAAGAAGCCCAAGACCCGGTTCGACCATGACGACGTGATCGAAGAACCGCCCACCCTAAGGTCGAAGTCCGAGGTGGCTGAGGCTGCTTGGCGGAAGGCTGCCTCCTACCTTCACGCAGACGTTGAGACCCGACTCTCCGAGGAAGCTGTCCCAGAGGAGGAGCGTCGGGTTCTCGAACACATCCAGGGGAGTGTGCTCCCCTCAATCCTGAGGCGGGCAGACATCATCCAGAGGAACCGAAGACGATGAGTGACCAAGAAAAAGAGCGGTATGGGGACTGGATCCAGACCGTTACTGGGGGGCAGTTCTGGCCCCTCGACCCTCGGGTAGAGGACATCCGAATCGAGGACATCGCCTGGTCCCTTGCCAAGGTCTGTCGGTTCGGAGGTCACTGCCTGGTCCCCTACAGCGTGGGCCAGCATTGTGTTCTGGGCTCCTACGTGGTCGAGTCCAGGACCGAAGATCCCAAGCTCGCCCTGGCCTTCCTCCTTCATGACGCTTCCGAGGCTTACCTTGGAGACGTGACCCGTCCTCTGAAGCACATGCCAGAGTTTGCCTTCTACCGAGAGGCTGAGGACCGGCTCCTGAACGTCCTTGAGGCAAAGTTCAAGGTGTCCTTCGAGGATCCCATCATCAAGGAGGTGGACAACCTCATGCTGTCCACCGAGCGTCGGGACTTCCTGATCGAAGGACCTGGGTGGACCCGGAACAGCAAGCCGCTGGAACTCCCCCTGACCCGCTGGGGCTGGAGGAAGACCGGCAAGCGATACCTCAAGCGATACGAGCAACTAAGGAAGAAGCACCAGCAACTCCTCAAAGAACAAGGGTTCCTGGTGTTCTGCTCCAACTGTGGGGGGCTCCTGAACGATGACTCCCAGTGCCCCATGACCCCTCAGTATGGGGTCTACGTGTACACCTGCGAAAAGTGTGGGGAGAGGAGCACCTTCGACATGATGGCTCCGGTTCCTCTCAGGGTGGATGCGTGATGGGCGACCGAACCCACAAGCAAAGGGTCGAGGCTGCCAAGAGGGACGCCTACCAATCGGGGTATGACCACATCGACCGGATGACCTTTCTTGACGCCTGGAAGGCTGCCAGAGAGCTTGATGCCGGTCTTCCCTTGGAGCCGCCGGAGGACCTCCCAGAAGAGGCTAGAAGGGCAATCCTTGGGCTTGCCCGAAAGGTGGCTCAGCTCGATCACGAGTGGTGCTAGTCGTCAGGCTCCGGGTTGAAGGGAAGCCAATCCGAGACGATCTTGGGCCTATGGGGGCATTCCTCCTCCATGCAAGGGCCGTTCGGGTTCCGGTTCGGCCCTGACGTGCAAAGGTCGTAGGTGAAGCACACGTCACAGATCCAGCGGCCGTCCTCACACTGAGCGTGGCTCAGGTCGGAGCGTCCCTCTTGGCAGTCCTGGCAGGGGCAGAAGTCACAGAACATCGTCTCTGTCGAACCTCGATGGGCACACGGGGCGTGGGGACAGGCTGATAAGTGGGATCTCCCCAACCTCCCCGTTTTCCTCAAGCACGAGGCACAGCCCATCAACCCCACCGATCCGGTACATCCGTCCCGTTTGGGCCATGAAGGCACGAACCCCGTTGGCCTGACCAGAGGGGACATCCTCAACCCATGGACCTGGGCCTTCGAGAGGTCGGGACATCACCCGACCCTCGCATTCAACGACAAGCCTGAGTCGGGTGGAATCCTCGTTCTCGATGACCTTCCACCCACCATCCTTGTGAACCCAAATAGCCTTCATGCACAGAAGACCTCTGGGTACCTGTAGTTGGAGTCGTAGAGCCTTCGCATCTGGACTTCCGCCGTGTCCAAGGCCGCCTGATAGACCATCTGCTCCCTAGGGCCAAGGTCCAACCCCTTGAGTGGTTTGAAGAGGCTCGTCTTGAGCCTGACCCCCTCAAGACGACCGAACCTCTTCAGCTCTACTGGGTCCTCCCCAAGTTGAAGGAGGACAGCCATGGCGGCATCGTTGGCCCCGCTAGCTGCCTCTGGCTGGTTGGCATCCTCCGCCTTGGCCGCTTCAGCAAGGGCATACTTGCCACACTGAAGGATGATGAGGTGCCTGGTTGCGGCTGAGGGAAGTCCTTCCAGGATCTTCCCCAGGGTGTTCTCCGAGGACTTTCGTACTGGCATCCCTCGGACTACACCGAGAGCTGCTTCTCAAGCTCCAGGCCAATGTCAGTCATACTGGGAGCCTTATCGGGGGAATCAGGGAAGCGGAGGTCCTGGAAGACCATCTTGGACAAGGCACCCAAGGCACCACTCACTCGTGGTGCCTCCTTGTGCTTGGCTGCCAAGATAGCCCCTTCTGGGGTTGCGAGGATCTTTGCGCACGAGGCAGTGATCTGTTCCGGAGTGATCATGGTGCTAGACATCCCCTATCAACTCTTTACATACCCGTCATGCAATCCAGGGGCAGAGACCTTCGAGTTGTCAAAGTCTCGATTCAACTCCTCGAACTTCACGAAGTCAAGGAGCGTCCTCCGAAAGTCCTCCAGGACTACCTTGCGCTCGTTGACCTCAACTAGCCTCCCAACCCCCGAAACGTCCCGAAGCCTTGAGTACCTAGCAAGGTCACCCTTCTTGTAGACCCTCTCCTGACCGTCAACGAAGATGGTGATGCTCACCCCTACAACCACTTTCAACCGCTGGGTTCCCTTTTCTGATGTTACTTCAATGGTGATGGTCTTTGCCACGGGGGTCCTCTACATCAAGAAGCCTAGTCATCACGTTGAAGAACTCTCGGGAATGAGTTCTGACCGGCCCAGCGGGGTACACTTCTTGAATGGCGAAGGTGACGAGTGCCCCCAAAGACGGCTTGCCCGAGTAGTACAGATCAACGATCTTGGGGAAGATCCGGATGATCTTGCGGCAAGCCTCTTCCACTTCGTCTGCCGTCGCCAACGTAGTCCGGGGCGTCCTCACCGATCAGTTACCTCCAAGAACAGGTTATCAACCCTTCCGGTGTAGAAATCAGTCATGTCAGAACATCAGAAGTTCTTGCTGTTCCTGTGTGGGTATCTCTCGGCTATGAAGCCCGAGGGGGTATCTGGACTCATGACCATTCAACCGGCCTTGAAGAGGGCCAGGGAACTTGGTCACATCTTCGACTCTGATATGTTGGCTCAGGCTCATGCCGAAGAAGGCGCCTGGGAATACGCCCTTTGGACCTTCGGGTTCGGGAAACGACCCTCTTGGGTCCCACCAGGTTGAAACTTCAGCCTGCTCATCCGTTGTAGAGAAAGCCATGCGAGTCCCCATTTCTGTCATCCACATCTGCGAAACCCTTCGAGACGCCGGGCATGAAGCCTGGCTGGTCGGTGGGGCCGTCCGTGACGCCCTTCTGGGCCGTGACGCCCACGACTGGGACATCGCAACCGACGCCCACCCCAGAACGATCACCGAGGGTGACCTCTTCCCCCGAGTCATCGAGACCGGCATCCAGCACGGAACCGTCACGGTCCTCATCGACGGTGAGGGCTACGAGGTCACGACCTTCAGGGGTGACGGAGACTACTCCGACGGCCGAAGGCCAGACTCCGTCCGGTTCCTGAATACCATCGAGGAAGACCTGGCCCGACGGGATTTCACCGTCAATGCCATCGCCTACGACCCCCTCAGGGACGTGTACGCTGACCCCTACGGGGGCCGGAAGGACCTGAGCATCAAGGTCATCCGAGCGGTGGGCAACCCCCTCCAGAGGTTCTCCGAGGACGGGCTACGAGTCCTTCGTGCGGCTCGGTTCGCTGCCACCCTCGGGTTCAACATCGAGTGCAACACCATGGCCGCCATCCGCCCTTCCCTGGGTACCTATGCCCAGGTTGCCGTGGAACGAATCCAGGCCGAGTGGTTGAAGGCCATGGCTGCTCCAGAACCCTCACGGGCGTTCAGGGTTATGGCCGAAACCGGGATCCTCGGAGTCACGGTACCCGAGTTTGAGTTGATGTTCGGGTGCTCTCAGAACAAGTACCACGCCTACGACGTGTGGGAGCACACGTTGCGGGTCCTGGACGCTTGCCCGGTAGGAGACCCGATCCTCCGGCTGGGCGCCCTCTTTCATGACGTGGGCAAGCCCCTCGTGAAGGCCCCTCACCCGGTCACCGGGGACGGGACCTTCTACGACCATGAGGTGGTCGGGGCCGAAGTCACCGAGACCATCCTGAACCGCCTGAAGTTCTCGACCGAAGACCGTGACCGGATCGTCCACCTGGTTCGGCACCACTTCATCCGGTACGAGAAGGGCTGGTCGAAGGCCACCATCCGTCGCTGGGTCCGTCGAGTAGGGCTGGAAAACGTGGCCCCCCTCTGCACCCTGGCTCGGGCGGACATCGCAGGGAAGGGTCCAGCCATGATGGAGCTGGAGCCCGAAATCATTGACGAATTGGAGTCCAGGATCGCCACGATGCAGGTGACCGAGGTCATGCCGACCTCGACCAAGGTCCTGGTCATCAACGGAAAGGACGTGATGGATCACCTGGGGATCCCACCTGGACCTGGTGTCGGGAAGGTTCTTGCAGCTCTTCTGGAGGCGGTCACGGACGATCCTGAGGCAAACACGAGGGAACGCCTGCTGGATCTGGCCTCCAAGGTGTCAATAGAGGTATGACTACTGGATCGACCTACCACGGGAAGCTCATCACCGAGGTTCTGCCTCCAAGTGGGAAGTCCCTGAAGTGCAAGGTCCGGACTCCACCCACCTCGAAGCTCTTCAACTTCGACTTCAAGGTGGGTGGGGACACCTACCTCATCCTTGACGGTTACGGGGACGAGCACCTTCCAGAGGAGGTCATCGACCGGATCTTCGGTCGTGGGTCCTTCGAGCATGGGTACGCCCTTGCTATCAGTCGGAGCACAGGGGCTACCTTCACAGCCCATTTTGGAACCGATGGTCGGGTCCACTTCATGTCCCTCCATGACCTCTCGATCAAGGTCCCCAAGCGCTTCCTGAAGCGCTTGGATGAGCTGATGTCCAAGAAGAGGCCCTTCTCCCTTGGGCTGACTGAAGACGCTTGGAGGGACCTCTGGGACCGAGAGATTGGGTTCCGGGATCTGGAGGAGGACCTGGTGGTCAACCTGAGCTTCGACCGAAAGCAGCTTCAGGTCTGGGGGGCCGCCTATCGAGAGGTTGCCTACTGGAGTAGGGGGTAGCGGATGCTTCGAGTCTCCCTCATTGGAATCATTCTGCTTTTCGGAGTCCTGGTAACCTCCCTGACCGTGTACTTCCGCTCCAAGAGAAGGGCCAAGGAGGATGCTCGGAAGTGTCGGTGCAACTCCTGTGAGGATGCAGAGTGCCCAAGCAATGTCTGCCCTGTCCACCCTGAGAAGACCCGAGCCCCCCAGACTCCACCAGTTCGACCCCCTACCGGAACGGCTGAAGCGGTAGCGGCTGCTGTCAGTCTTGCTCGGGCCGACCATGTCCACCCAAGGAGTGGACTGGTTCCACCCTCCCCCATGTTCCTCTACCACCGAAGCAGGTCGGTCAACGGGGTCCCGGTCGATCCAGGTACGACTCTCGATCAAACCATGCAGCAGTTCGATGCGTTGATGCAGGACTTGGGCACCAACATGGAGGAGAACATCAACCGCATGATGGGGAACCTCAATCGGTCCATGGAGAACCTGACCCACTACTACGAGGACTTTGCCACCCTTCATGAAGCTGGAATCAGTCCAGAGCAGATCATCGGGGACACCCGGTACGAGTGTTTGGTTCGGTTGAGGGGGATGGATGTGTTTCGTGGTCGGATGCTCCAGATGTTCTCCTGGCGGGACCATGACCAGCTTCCAGACTGGCCTGAGGTGATGCGAAGTCTCCTACGTAACCAAGCAGGGACCCCAAGGGCACCCCAGCAACCTGCCCAAGCTCAGCCAGCGGAGCCGGAGAAGCCTTCCGAGCCCCCTCTCAGGTTCGAGAGGGATGACGTGATATGAGCTGGACCCTCTTCATCGCCCCAGTGGTGAGCTGGACCATCGCCGGGCTCATGTACCTGTGGGTCACCCGGAAGATCCGTAGGCTCAAGGAGCTGGGTCGGGTGAACGAAGAGGAGAAGATATTCCGCCGGATGCAGGACAGCGACCCTGTCATCATCGAGGTCAACGCCCCCATTCAGGGCACCTCAAGCGTCAACCTTGTCATCAAGGAGGCCGGGCCAGAAGAGCCCCCTTCTAGGTTCGAGAGGGAGGACATTCTCTGATGTGGGTACGATTCTGGCACAAGGGCAACTGCCCCTCGGGGCTCAACGAGGAAGAGTCCGTCTACCAGTGGCAAGACTCCGATTCGAGCGATGAGTGCTTCAAGGACTATGCTCAGGAGCTTGCCCCGGAGTGGATGAAGGACAGTGAGCGTGGGTACCACTACGGGTTCGAGCGGATCGACAAGCCGCCCCCTGAGGAGCTGGCAAAGCTCCTCAACCGGTACACACGGTCGCTCGCCCATGCGAGTGATATGATTCAACTCCTTGTCAAGGAGATCGCAAGATGACTGACCGATTGAAGGGGGTCGTGGTCACCTTCGACCACGACATCAGAGAAGATGATGCCGAGGGCATTCTCAATGCCATCCGACACATCAAGGGGGTGGCCTCCGTCCAGCCAGAGGTAGCCAACCTCGAAGACCACATGGCTCGGGTCCGAGTCCGAGGAGAGATGGTCAAGGACCTCGTTGAACTCGTACAGAAGTGGAACAAGCTGTGAGCAAGCACGCTGCTCTTGCCAAGAAACTAGAGGCCGGAGAGCCGGTGACCTACCGGGAGTACGGGAACTCTATGCTCCCCAAGCTCAAAAGTGGAGTTACCGTGACTGTTGAGCCGTGCAAGCTGGAAGACCTACAAGTGGGTGACGTGGCGTTCTGCAAGGTTCGAGGAACCTTCTATCTGCACTACGTCAAGGCGGTGGGGCAAGACGGGCGTGTCCTCATTGGGAACGCACACGGTCACCAGAACGGGTGGACCCGTAACGTCTATGGTAAGCTATCCACCTACGAAAACCCATGAAACCCTGTTTGAAACATCTCTGGCAACGAGGAACCCATCGAGGGCAACCAACACGAAAATGCGCCTATTGCAGGCACACTGAACCTCTGGGGAGCAAGCCCGGCCTCCGAAAACCGAAAGAAAGTTGGGGTCTCCGTCCGTAAATCCTGTCCGGATGGCCCTCGGGGCGGTGTAGTACCCCTACATGACCGACAACTCAGCTCTCCGTTCCAAGCTCCATGCCATCTTCGACCGGACCATCGACGAGATCCTGAAAACGCTCAGGGAACATGTCCTTGGTGAGGCGGTCAAGCCGGTTCAATTCCTGCCCCCGAAGCCCAAGAAGGCTGCCGACTCGAAGCGGGTCCTCATCCAGATGGTCTCCGATGGCTATCGGGCTCAGCTCCCCGATGGTCGGGTCTGGAACCGCAAGCGGGAGCGGGACCTCATCCTGGTCATCAAGAAGGCTGGCTACGAACCATACTCGTTCGGAAAGCTCAATGGGTGATACACTACTCGCCCATGCACGAACGTTTACAAGGTCACTTCGAGCCCTGAGGCGAGAGTTCCCTGGGGTACCCCTGGATAAGCTGGCAAAAATCGCTGAGTCGATTGTCGCCCAGTCCAGTGGTATCCCAGACCTTCTTGAGCGGATCCAAAGACCCGACCCAAGAGAACACTCGGCTGTGTATCACGAAGGGTCTGGTGGGAGGGTTGTGATCACCCCAGAGGGTGAGGTCCCCCTCAAGGTTGCGGTGATCTCAGTCCTCAAAGAGGAGTCTCCGTTGACCTCCCCCCAGATAATAGACCGATTCATCAAACGGGGGTGGGCCATTCGAGTCTTACCCTCTACAAGGTCGGCTCCGGCTAGCCTCATGCTGAATCACCTGAAGGGTTACCCCAAGGTCTACCGTAGGTTGGACCTACCCGAGAAACCAGGCCAGGTCTTCTGGGAGCTTGTCCTAGACCCGGTGTAGAACCGGGCATGTTTGAAGTGCCCAGCGAGACCCAGGAATGGTTGGTCCTTGGTGCCCCCCTCGTTTGCAGGGAGCCTTTCGACATCGACATCGAGCTTCTTGGGGTGAAGGGGAAGTTCCACGTCAAGAAGGGGGACAAGGCCGAGGTTGTTGAGTTCATGGATGAATACATCCGGGTCGGGTTCTTCGACTTCTTCGGGACCCGTCGGAAGGAGGGCTACATCCAGCACCTCCGATTGGACCTCATCTACTTCTGGGAGCCCGAGTTCGAGGTGACTCAGAGGGGCCTAGCCGAACGGGCGAAGGTACCCATGATCCTCGACCGACACCCAGACCAGCCGGGGAAGAAGACCAAGGAGCGGTACATTGGCTACTGGGCCTCCCATGAGGACCCAGCCGTCTGCCACTACGCTCAGAAGGAAAACGTGCTCCCCTGGCCGGGAGACTTCGTGGACACTTCCTGGGACCCCCAGGAGCGGGCCACCGTAGTAGCCTACCTGAACGGGGCACCTGACGTGGAGTTCTGGATGGGCTACCCCCACTGCCGGTTCAAGTGCCCCCACAGCACAGACCTGGGGACCACTGACAAGGGTGATGGTACCTACGTCTGGCCCGCTGGCTTCGGACACTACATCCAAGCCCACGGGGTCAAACCGCCCATCGAGTTCATCCAGCACGTCCTGAGCAAGGTTGCCAAATGACCACCCTTCGAGTAAAGCCCTTCAAGGTCCCCTACCACAAGGACCCCAAAGACTCCGATATCGCATGGTTGATCCATGCGTACAAGAACAAGGTCCCCCTCGTCCAGTGCTTGAAGAACCTTCGCTTAGCTTACCCAGAGTCTCGGGTGGTCCTCATCGTTGACGGTGATGGTGAGGACTACTCAGACCTGGTGAAGCCCTTCAAGGTCAAGCTCATCAAGGGCTCTCACCTCTTCGCCCACAAGACCTGCCACCTCTTTGTGACCAGGTTCCTGAAGGCCCTGCTCAAAGGACCCGAGCCCTACTTCTTCCGCATCGACCCTGACACCCAGGTCTGGCGTCGCTTCAAGCAACTTCCCGCTGTTTCGTGTCTGTTCGGTACGGTGGAGACCACTACAGCCTACTTCAGGGAAGACATCAAGGGGGCACCAAACATCCAAGGTGGCGTCCTTGGGATTACCCGAGATGTGGCTCAGGCAGTCCTAGACTCGGGACTCCTCACTGAGGAGAACTGCATCCCGCCTACCAGCCTGTGGATTCGCTGTAGGGATATGGTGAAGTTGGTCGAGGCCGGGTCCATTGCCGATGACTTCGTCCTCTCTTGGGCAGCAGATTCCCTTGGGTACCCAATGTTTCCGTCCTCCGAGATCCGGTCCAACTGGGGACGAAAGCCGGACAACTCGGATCTCACCTACGCTGTGACCCACCCCAACTGGGACAAGCTCAAGTGAAGTTCCTCTATGTCAAGACCCGGAGCACCCCGGCCCTCTTGGCTGGAAGACCTCCGAGCAGGAACATGGCCCCCTGGCTCGCCTGGTTTCTCGAAGACGAAGAGGTGGAGCGCCTGGCCGTCGAGCTTCGTGCCTCAGGGTACGAAGTGGACTCAGGGGTTCCCATCAAGTTCGACTTCAGCGACCGGAAGCCGGGGGAATACTAATCAACTTCTGTGGTTCCTAGGTTGATGTCCCACGAAAGACCAACCATAGAAAGGGTGATGCTCTACCGTCGTGGCTTCAAGGACGGGTCGGCCACCGTTGTCAAGAAGCATGAGGGGGTCCCCGACTACGAGCGAGGCTACAAGGACGGAATGGCTGCAATGAGCCTGAGCGTCCGGTCCTTCTGTGTTGAGATCGGGCATGACCCTTCACTGGATATTCTTCGAGAAAGTCCCTCGGAAGCGCCAGAGGTACCCATCCATATCGAGGTTGAGGCCCTGGACACCTATGTTCCACCAGCCTGGCTCCATGTTGGAGCCGAGCTTCAGAACAAGGAAAACCCCTTCGATGTTCGCCTGGTCTGCTCCGTCCGTTGTGGAGCCTCGAAAGAAGAGTCTACGGTGAGGGTTTACAGCGAAGCTCAACGAGTCACCAGCAAGACTACGGCTGCCATCATTGAGGAGAAGTGGGAGCCTACTGGTAACAAGGTAAGCCTTACACGTCTTCCCTTGCGGGCTTGAATCCGCTCGAACCTGGTCGGGATTCGCCTACGGGCATGGTGTAGATGACACCAGATGATCGTCTTGGTGTCGTTCAATGATAGGGAACTGCTGGTCCGTCAACTCCTCGTCCGCCCGGACGAGCTTTTGATTGCCTTCCCAGGACCCGCCACGCTCCGTCAGACCCGCTTCTTGGGTCCCGAGCGGATTGCCTCCCAGAGCATCCTGTTTCCCTCCCACAAGGCCGTCAGGGAGTACCCAGGGCTCGGGACTCTCATCCCACCCAGGAGAGAAGAGACCTGGGTCTTCTGCCTTCAGGCTCACGAGTTCCCAACCCTCTGGGCCTCCAACATCGCCAGTATTTGTGCCCCCAGGGATGACAACAGGGAAACGGTACCTGGTGTTGGCCTGAAGGTTGACCGCATCAAACTGGGCTCAACCTACATACGGGTGCTCAAGATCCGGGCGGGCAGGAACGAAGTTCAGTTGACAATCCCGGAAGAGTGCAGGATGAAGCCCTTCCAAGAAGTCCCTTCGGACTTTCAACCGAATCTCTTCGATAAGGTGTTCGGTGAGGAGCAAGCCCTATGAACCCCACTCTTTCCGTTGGCAGAATAACCCTCAACCTGGTTGAGCCATCCGAGTCGATGCCCTTCTATGAGGGCGTCTCAGGTGCCCTCAAGGTCAAGGTGGCTCAGCTCCCCTGGAAGCGGTGGGACGGGCACATCTCGTTCCCTGGCGGAGGGATGATCAAGACGGGTGAGTTCGGGACCGAGGAAGAGGTTGCCTCCGCCCTTCTGACAAGGGCGAAGGACTTTCACTCCGAGTTAGCCTTTTTCCTAGGGGGTTTATGATGCTAGAGTTGGACGACTCTTTGCACTATGGGGACAACCTAGGACACCTAGAACAGCTCCCAGCACACTCTGTCTCGTTGGTATACCTTGATCCCCCGTTCACTGCCAACAAGAGCTACCTCAATGCTTCTGGTAACATAGCTCAGGATCTAGAGACCGAGCGATTGCTGACCTACGATGCACTCTGTCGAAAGAGGTACGATTCCTTCATCACCTCCAGCATTATGCTCGAATACCCGCTTCTTCGAGACTGGCTTGAGGGGGTCAAGGGACCCCTCATCCAGGAGAGCCCGTGGAGGTTTGCGTTTCTGTCATACTTGGCCCCCAGAGTTGTCCACTGCCATAGGGTGCTAAAGGACAATGGGGTCATCTGCTTACACTGTGACCCGACTGTATCCGGGATGCTCAGGACCCTCCTGGAGTTCACGTTCTCCTCCAAGAACTTCATCACAGAGGTTAGTTGGAAGAGGTCATCTGCCCACAATGACGTGAAACGCAGACCATCCTCGGTAAAGGATGACCTGTTGTTCTTCTCGAAAACAAGTGCATACACTTGGAACCAGTTCAAGGTTGAGTTTGAGGACAAGTGGCTCAAGCGATACCATCGAGTAGATGAGCATGGGCGTCGGTGGAAGGACGAACAACTCATGGCAAGGCACACTTCCAAGGTGCCTTCTGACCGCACTGCCCCCTTCAGAGGATTTAGTCCACCCCCTGGTAGAGGATGGTATCTGCCTCGTAAGCTGAGGGAGCAGTATGAGGCTAAGACCGGAGTACCTTTGGAGGGTACTACGGTTCAAGACCAACTTGAGCTATGTGATAAGGCAGGCTTGCTGTTTTGGGGGGAGCCAGGAGAAGCTAGGAGACTCCAACCCTACTACCGCCTCTACTTGGATGAAGAGGTAGGTGGGGTTCACCTGACGAACATCTGGTGCGACATTCATCCAGTAAAGGGAACCTCCAAGGAAAAAGTTGGATTCCCCACTCAGAAGCCTATCGCACTGTTGGAGCGGATCATAGCCATGTTCACCAACCCAGGGGACCGGGTTCTCGACCCATTCTTTGGGAGTGGTACTACTGCGATAGCGGCTTCCAACCTGTATCGAAAGTGGATCGGTATCGAGTTGAACCCTGAGGTCGGTGACATCGCAAGGAAGCGGATTGCAGACGTTCTGGGGTTGAGTGACTCCTCCGGATTCAACTACCCAACCGATGAGGAGACAGCCCGAAAACTCGCCCAAGAGGACCCTCACGCTTTTGAGCATTGGGTGGTCACCAGAGTCATGAACTCCAAGTGGGTTGGGAGTCGGTCGTCCTCACGTCTAACCCGAAACGGGGATGGTGGGATCGATGGGATCTTACGCCTGGCCGGGCTCCCTGAGGGGAAGTCAAAATCTGTTGCTATTCAAGTCAAGGCGGGCTCAGCTTCACGGGACCATATTCGGCTGTTTTCCCTGGCTATGAGCAGGGTCTCAATCGAGATGGGCCTGTTCATCGTGTTTGGAGACAGGGTGCCTAGGACCCTACACATAGAGGCTCAAGAGTATGGGTACATCTCATCGGGGATCACCAATGACCCTAGGCGGTTCAATAAGATCCAAGTGCTAGACATTCGCAGGTTCTTCCACAGGGACGGCACTACGTTCCTGGGGGCCTCCTTCCCTGGGTTTGTTGAGCCTAACGAGACCAACCCTGAGACTGAAGAGTGGAGAGAGCGCCAAGAGGTTGCAAATCTAATGGCTTCTTTGCCTAATGAAGGGGACGATGATGCTTGACGGCTCCCTCCAGATGGTTGTGCTATGAACTGCCCCAAGCACCCCGAGGTCGAGCTTCGTCGGGAGAACTACGAGACCGGGTTCTGCCTCAAGTGCCTCAAGCACTACCCGATGTGCTGTGAGGTCGAGTTCATGAACATCTGTGACAGGTTGAAGGACCACAAAGGGCCTCATCGAGATGAACGGGGCCGGGAGTGGGCCTCCCGTGCCTGACCCCAGGCAACAGCTTCTCCAGCTCTTGCGGGCTGCCTGCTCCTGCTCCTACTGCAAGGGTTGGGGCCGAGTCTATCGGGCCGAGGTGCCCCCGAAGTGGGGCTACGATGGGTTCCCCATCCCCGCTCTGGGGATCTGCTTTGAGGGGCCGAGCGCTGAATGCCCCTTCTGCCTCGGGTCAGGTGAGATCCTCCCCTCCTGTGACTTCTGTGGCTCGATCCACGGGTGCCGCCTTGAAGACCTAGGGCAAGCACCCCTACGATTCCGGCTCATCCTTGGAGAGGGCAATGCCGAACCACGCCGATTCTGCAAGCAATGCGCTGACAGCAGGGGAATCCCCTGGGACTCCTTGCTCAGCTACGAGCTGTGAACGCTGTGGTGCAACCGTCGGAGTCGAGCTGGAGGACTCCCGGACTTGCTACGGTACCCAGGATAGGACCCGCTTCGAGCGTGTTCTGGAACCTGACCCTCCGGATCCCAACGCCCCTGTGCCACTTTGCAGGGAGTGTGCCAAAGAGCACCACGAATACTGGGATGAGCAGTGGGCCGAGTATTATGCCGGGTTGATGTAACTGCTCGGGTGTCCAGTATCTCGGCGTTGTGGGGTCGCCAAGAAAAAACCTACGACCATCCAAATCGTTGGTGTAACTCAAGGGCATGGTATCAGCCCTTGAAGTCCGTAGGGTTCGGAACATCCAGCAGGTTAGCCTGTCCCGAATCTTGAAGTCTGATGGGTGGTTCACACTTCCATCGGTAAGCTGTGGGATTGACTCCACACTGCTGTCGAAAGTTGTGCCAGAATCAGTACGAAGGATGGTTACTCGACTAGGCAAGGCTGGATATCTTGCTTCTAGCACTATGACCGACAAGAAGTTCAAGGTTTCCTCTCCTGAGTCGAGAGAGACTCTGACCCGACTGCTTGAGCGGTCCAACTCAGTAGATGAGTGCCTTGACCTACTTTCGGCACCAGGTGAGTCAGAGGACTGTAGTCCTGGGGTGCTTGAGTCCATTCTCAACCGAGGCCAGGTGCCGTGAGAAACTCAACCACCTTGGAAAGCCTGGTCTCTAGTTACAGGCAGGCATCAACCCTACACGAGAAGGCCATTCTTGAGCGTCGAATCTGGGATGGGCACCGTCCTAAGGGGGCTGTCAAAGGTCCTTGGTTGCATGAGTTGTTAGGAGCACCCGAGTCTGAGATCATCTCTCGCTCCAACCTGCTGAAAGAAAAGGGCGGTAGTCATCCAGATGTCTGGGGGCTCATACATGGCCCCGAGGACTACCCAGAGGTCATCAAGATTCTCCGGAACTCTAGGTCTGAGGTTGGAGTTGAGAGCCCTGGAGTGCTGTCGGTAGCGTTGCGGATTAGGCCCGAAGCCCCTACAGTCAAGCCCAAAAAGTCAGCCAAAGTTAATACCGGCTCGACCAAGAGGACTGGATCCACCCACAAGAACTCTACAGAGTCAACCAGGAGGTCTGAGGGGAAGGTTGACTGGACCCAAGCTGTTGCCGAGCTGATCGAGAAACAGGGGTCTGGGTTCATTCTGGCAGTGGTTGAGACGGTGAACCGAAGGTACCTGGAGGAGGGGAGGCCCCCTCCAGGTATCCCTGAGTCGCCACAACCACAACCGGATCCGAAGCCCAGTCAGGGGCACCCAGATTCGACCAACAGCGAACTGGAGCACGAGGTTCGCCGTCTGCTGTTCGCTATGTTAGACAGCAGAAACCTGGTTGAGAACCCGTATGGGGTACATGACCTCCTGATGAAGACCTCACAGGACTTCGTCCGTGGTTTGAGGCGTATAAAGAAGGTAAGTCAGGTGAAGTTGCCTCTCGTGGACAAGCTCCCGAGCGCCTTCGCTGCCCTTGGTCTCCCCCTCCAGGACCCGAGTAGCCCATCGTTCGATCTGGCCCCAGTCCGAGCCGCCTTCAAGGCTGAGGCATCTCGGACACATCCGGATCGTGCAGGACCAGATGTAGCCCCAGGATCGTTCCAGAAGGTGAGGGAGGCTTGGGAGACCATCAGCAAGGCTTACAATCGAGCCAAACAGAGTCGAAGTTGATACACCAACAAGAAGAAAGAGGTAGTTATGCCTAACCCAAGTTACAGAGCAGATGCAGACCCTATGTTGATTCAAGCCGTAGAGCGGCTCTCACTCCCAATGGAGGCCAAGATTAGGTTGGTGGATATAGTGCGGGATCCACCTGGGGGATCTTACCTTAGGGTAACCGAGGAGGGGGTCAGCGTTGGAGTAGTAGATGCTCTGGTCAACATGGAGATTGATTCTGGGCTATCCAGGGAGAAAGCTGTCTACAAGGTATTGCGTCTAGCTCCGTGGGCTTTGGTGTACTACCCAGGTCAAGAGATACCATCTTTCCGGGCAGTCCAATGGTTTAGCCCTGACCGAGTTCAGGAAAATAGCCAGGCAGTAGACACGTTTCAACGAAATGTATTGAGCAAGGTGGCCGCAATGATCAGGGACCTGAAAATCCCAAATGTCAGCCTGGTCACAACTCGAAAGCGGTCAGCACCCAATACAGTCAAGGGGTTTCGTCTGACCTTTGATGGGGATGACTACCTTACAAGGGTGGTCTCCCGAGCAAACGACAAGGTTGGGAAGTCCATCAAACAGTTCATTGAGGCGGTCAGTCCAGACAGGATTTTGCCAGAGCACCTCAAGGATACTTCTGCACAGAGGGTACTGACCGAGGCCCAAGAACAGAGGGGTGCAATCATGGAGGGACGCCTTTTGGAGGGCTTCAGTCCAATGAAGGAACGCCTCCTCTCCACAGGTAGTCAGCAACGGTAGGACCCAGGAGTTCTGAATAGCAGGTACCCATGGAAGACAGCAGAGCATACCAACTAACCATCGCTCGGGGAGAGGCCCTCCAAAAGAGGGACCGCCTCCTCAAGGAGATGAGGGCACTTGAGCCTGATGTCCAGAAGGCTATTCAACTCCTTGGTCGATATGCTGTCGTCCGTAAGGCATACCACGAGGCTGATGCAAAGCTGAATGCCATCTTCGATCAGTCAGATGAGTATGTGCGGAATCTCAAAGCAGAGTGTGGTCTGAGTGATGACGACGGGGATGACGATGAGGATGTGAGTGAAGAGCCCCAATCGCCTGATGCAACCCAGGGTGATTCCCCTAGATCACGGAAGGGTGGCGCTACCCAGTGCATCTTGAGGCTGATTCGAGACAACTCTGGGCTCACATCCAGGACCCTGATCGACCGACTTCAGGAAGAGCACAAGGGACTGAGCACCAACTGGGATAACATGCTCAGCAATGTCCAATCCAAGAAGCTCGTCTTCCGGAAGGACGGGAAGCTAGCCCTTACTGAGGCTGGTAAGGCACGTCTTGAGTTAGGACCCTATCAGAAGTTCAGGAAGCCCTAGCACCCCCAGAAATAGACGAAAGCCCCAACCTCGTTACCGAGGAGGGGCTTCCGAATCCAGGAGGGTTACCTGGCCGCAGCGCACCCTAACCCAACTTCTGACCTGGAGCAACCACAACCGACGAACGAACAGGAGAAGGACAACCAGACCCAGGCCCTCATGGACCGGCACTATTTCCACCCCATAAGAGGGTAAGCTGTGGGGTGGCTATCGCACCCCAGACCCATCCGGCCCAGGTGCTACAGCCGTTGGCCGGGTCCTTGGGATACTGGGGCCGAGAGCAATGAAGTTGGTCGTCCCACATTGCTACCTCAATTTCCCTTGCATCAAGAAACGGGACGCCTGTGGTTTTCACCAGAGCTGCAAACTCCTCCAGGCCAGCGGTTGCCTGTGGCAGCTTCGAGCGCCCATCTTTCTTGGTCGGGATCCCGATCTTGGGCGGTCCCATCCAGACAATCTCACGGGCTCCGACCCCCCGTAGCTTCCGCATGAATGACTCCAGGAAGGGCTTCTCGTTCCGGACGACCCTGACCCCCATGCAGCCATCGTTGGCGCCTAGGGAGACCAGCACCACGTCCGGGTGGAACCTCCTGATGAGGTCCCACTGAGGCCCGAGCCCTTGGGACCAGGAGATGACCGAGGATCCTGCCACGGCCACCGTCTTGAACTCCATCCCGTCCCTCTTGGCAAGTGCTGGGAACTCGTAGGACAAGAGATAGGCTTCCGAGTCCCCCATCAAGAGGACTCGGTCACCCTGATACACAAGAGACAGGAGTAGGAGGATGGGGTACGGCCACATGATGTGGTCGTGACACCGGGAACTACCTCGGGCAAGGAATCTGCCGAGTCTCCTTGTCCTTGAGGTACTCCTGGTAGGCTTCTTCCTCTTCCTCGGGAGAGAGCTTTCCCCCAAAGCACCCTTCGTCCATGAGGTCTCGGACGGTCATCTTCTCCGGAAGCAGGTCTTCGAGAAGGAACATGCCCTTGATCTTCTGACCCTCCTCTTCCACGTTGACCTGGATGTAGAGGTGCGGGTACCCGTCCTTGTCGATGACGAGCTGCCACCGACCGTCCTCAGGCTTGATGACGCCCTGAGCTTGCGGATCCTTGTCGTATCTGCCGATAGTTATGTTCTGCATTGGGGGAAGACCCTTTCTCGGCCCCTCAACGGGGCGGTTAGGGCCGGAGGTCATCCCCCTCTCGGCACCATGAGCATACAACACCAGGCGATAGGTGCAAGAGTCTTCTTGTTGGCTCCCCCCAATGTGATGGATCCCCTAACCCTTCGGGTTGCTGCCCTCCACTATCGTCGAGTGGTCCTAGCTGCCTTCATCTCCGAGAAATGGTTCCGGACCATGAAGACTGAGCTACGGGACATCCTGAAGAAGCCACTGAAGGACAACCCGGAGTATTGGGGATACGTCTTCCGTGACCAGGTGGAGGGCTTCTTCGACCGGTTCCAGCGGGAGTTCGAGGAGCAGGTGGTCCAGCCCAAGGCCCGTGACTCAATCAAGGGTCGGGTCGAGATGGCGAAGAACTACCTCAAGGCAGTGGTCGAGAAGATCGAGAAGGCCACTGCTTTCGGGAAGCACCCTGATTTCAAGGACCCTGAGAGCTACCTCACTTGGTATGCTGTCAGTGAGATCCATGAGAAGATGTCCACCCAGGCCAAGACCTTCGGGGACCTATACAAGTGGAGCTGGACCGTTGACGAGGAGTTCATCAAGCGTCTGGTCAAGCGCACCCTCAAGGCCGCCAACGCTGAGGAACTGGTGTCTCTCACCGATGGGGACAACTACCGGGTCAAGTACCAGTTCTTGGACCGAGTGGGCTTCAAGGCTGCTGCCCTTCGAGCCCTGAAGCGAGAGAAGCTCGAATGGGATCCCTCCAAGTGGGTTGACCGCATCTACGAGATGCTTCAGGCCAACTACTCCGAGCAGGCTATCCAGGAGAGCGAGAACTTCGATCAGTTCAACCTCAATGGGGTCAAGGTCATCGTCAACGACAAGACCGTTGATGGTGGGGACATCAAGAAGTACGTGGCCTACCTGAAGGAGGCCCACGAAGCTCTCAAGTCCAAGGGCTTCGGGGCAGCCTGGTACGGGAACGTCTACATCGAATGCAAGGAATGCGGTGGGGTCAACCAGAACACTGGCGGGGGTGTCGGTGGGTGGTTCGAGATCCAGCCAGACACGGTAACAGTCTTCGTGCGACCCAGCCCCTTCGTCGTGGAGCTGATGGTCCATGAGCTTGGGCATCGGTACTGGTTCAAGCAGATGTCTGGCTCTCAGAGGGCCAAGTTCACCGACCTGGTGAAGGTCCACACAGTCCGGAGGCCAGAGAAACCGGTCGAAGTGAAGATGTTCAAGGACCGGGACCTGAAGTTCTTCAAGAACCGGGTTGAGAGCTGCGAAAAGAACGCCAACCACAACCTGGATCGAGCCAGGAAGCTCGACCTGGAACGAGCGGTACCCAAGGCCAAGGACCTAGTTGAGAAAGCCTTCTGGGACATCGGAGTCGAACTCAACGATGTGGCCTCAGAGCTTGACGTGGACAAGGCGGTAGCGGCTGACCCAGAGGTGTCCAGGCTACGGGATGACGCCTTCAAGGCCAAGCAGGAGCTTGTCAGCCGAGCTGAGGACCTGTCCCTTCAGAGGCCAGACACCTTCAACGAGTGGTCCTCTGATATGGACCAGCTCATTGCTGGGGCCATCGCAAACACCCTGATCTACCTGGACTTCGCCTCACAGAAGCAGAACGAGTTTGCTCAAGCGAAGCTCGATGCCGACCCCAAGACCAAGGAATGGCTGGACAGCTACGAGAAGAACCCGGCTCCGGTTCTTCCCGTCTCCAACTACGGCAAGAGCAACATCGACGAAGCCTTTGCTGAGGTCTTCGCCCACTACGTCTTGGGCTTCCCACCTTTGAGTCGGGACCAGCTAGAGTCGTTCCGGTCGGTCCTCTCATACGAGGAAACCGTCGAAGAACGAGTCCTCCGACGGTTCCTGATGTCCCTTCCTCAAGGGTAGGGTTACTTCTTGGCAGGGGCCTTCTTGGCGGGAGCTGCCGAGGCCGAAGCCTTTGGGGCAACAGAGGCCACAGGAGCCGCTGAGGAGGCCGATGGGGCCACCGAAGCCACCGGAGCAGCCGAAGCACTCGGGGCTGCTACAGGGGCAGCAGAGGCCGCCACAGGGGCCGAAGCACTCGGGGCTGCCACAGGGGCACTGGCCGAGGCCGAGGGAGCTGCCGAAGCACTCGGAGCCGAACTGGCAGGGGTGTTGGCCGAGGGGCTAGGCGTGCAAGACACGCATAGAACTACGAGAGCTGCAAAGAGCTTGCGCATGATCAGGGACCTTCTTTCAGTTCCAGTAGCGGAGACGACCAGCGTCCCGATATCCGTGGACCTTCCCAAGGTTGTAGACGACCTTGGAGAGTCCCGAGCTGAGCTTGGCTACGAACCGTTCTGCTTGAACTCCAACCGCTCCGCTCTTGGCAGTTGTGACTACCCGCTTCATGAGGTCGATAACCTCTTCAGCCCCCGCAATCACGTCACCCGCTTCGAGATTCATAGCGGCTGACTCTGGGGCCACGTCTGTGTTTTCGACTTCGTTCTCACCGGACTTGTAGCCCAGCTTGAACTCACCCAGCAACGCCTTGTAGGTGAGAGGGTCTGGGCCAGGATCAGCAGCAGCCTTCCAGCGGGGGTCACTCGGGTTCATGTCCTCTTCGAGCAATAAGTGGTTTAGGTGGGTGTATTGACCATCTCCACCCAACGGTCGATGACCATCTGAGTGTAGGGGATGCTTGGAGCCCCATACGACCCAAGGGAAAAGGCGTCATTGATCTCCACGATGAGGGTCCTCCCATCATCAGTCACCCCGAGGTCGAGGGAGTACCCACACGGGGCACCCTCGAACGTCCGGATGACCTCCCGAGCCACCTTCATGTCAGGGAACACCTCGAAGTCCCCGTTGTAGTGCCGACAGGCGATCATCATCCCCAGGTGGACCAGAATCCGGTACTCAGAGACGAAGTCCACCGGCTCCGAGGCCAGAAGCTCCATCTCGTCTGGCATCCCAGCGGTCTGGATGAGGTCCCGAATCTCTCCGCTCGACACATGGCCCGTGAATGCCTTCTGAGCTTTCAGGGGTTTGATGAACACTGGCTCCGAAGTCCTTCTGGCCCGGAACTCCCCCATGGTCGTAGTCCAGATGCGTCGCCCGAAGAAGGGCAAGAGCACCTCAGGGGCATCGGGAACCTCAGGTACCGGAACTTGGAGGAGGCGTAGGGCACCCTTCACATTGGATACCCATCCGTGAACGAGGGTTTCCTTTGTCAACTCAGGGCGAATGTCTGCCAAGAAGGAGTAGAACTTGGTCTCAATCCCGAGATAGTGACACCCCGACCACAGACTGTACGCCGTTTCGTTGATCGGCAGCTTGGTGTTGAAGTCCACCTGAACGAAGGCAAGGTCAATAGTGCTCATGGTTGAGTCCCAATGGTGTCCTGAGGGGGTATGAACCCAGGTGACACCGTAGACGTTGGGATGGTCAAGAGCATCGTATGCTTGGTCCTCAACGACCTGAGCACTCCAGCCCTACTTCCGGTCATTGTGGTGGAAGGGATCAAGAAGAACTCAGGGATAGTGAGGCCAGCCTGGCCCTTGGGGGTCTACATCATCTTCACAGTGGAGGGCATCAGCGTCGGGGTTTACGGACACAACGCTGAGGGGGCCTTGGTCAATGGGGTCAGCTCGCTGGACCTGGAGGAGGACAAGGTGCCCCACATCGGGGAAGCCATGTGGACCCTCTGGAAGAAGCTCCGAAACACCAGCGAGGATGAGTTGTCCGCCAACTTCAACCGGCTTCTCAAGCAGACCGAGGAACGGATACTGAAGCTGTCATGAAGGATGAGGAGGTCATTCGGGCCTTCATGCCTGGTCAGTGGTGGGCTCTTCTCAGCCCCCTTGGGCTCATGAAAATCGTGTCCGTGAACGTTGATCCCCCTGAGTCAACCCTTGCCACTCATGTCTGGCGGACCCCAGAACCACCGGCATCAGAGTGGTTCTACTCCAGCTTCCCGGAGAAGTGTCGGTACCTATGGTTTCGGTTACCTCTCGGAGAGGTTGAGGGTCATCAGACGGGAGAGGTCCGGATCTCAGCTCTGAACGAGCGGCTGTTCTTCATGGTTGTCGAGGGGGCCGAGGTGGCGATCCTGGCGGACTGGGAGGTGGACATCGAGCACTACTCCCGGTCGTACATCTACCAAGAAGCCCCAGTGGACCCCAACAAGAGTCCCCCAGGGCGTCTGGAGCGGGTTCTGAGCGAAGGCTAGACCCGTTCGAGCCGAGTCTTGATCGAAGGCTTCTTGACCGGGGCAGCATCGAGGGCCGCCTGCATCTTCACCAGCTCTGCCTTGGCTTCCTCAGTGGCAAGGGCCACTGCCTCTTCCATGCTCGAACAGGTCTTGATCTTGGGGCTCGCCCATCCATGGCCCCGATGTAGGTGGTAGCTCTCAGCTAGGTCCCAGTAGATCCAGAAGTGGAGATGCCCAGCCGAAGCCTCGTAGCCCTTGCACCCACATTCGCAGTAGTTGAAGTCCAGCATGATCGGCTCCTTTGATCCTACAACGAATGGGCGAGGTTTTCTTCAACCAGAATTGCCCTCGTGCATCGAGATCCACTCCTCCTTGTAGGTAGACCAGTCCTTCTCCGGCATCACCATGGCCTTGCAGACCTGATCCCCCTCCTTGGTGAAGATGGACTCTGGGTGCGGCAACTTGGCAACAACGGCCTCGGCTACCTTCGGGTCCGGCACCCAGTACGCCTTGAGCATCTGGGCTCGAATCGTGGTATAGAGAAAGGTGAGCACCTGACCCACCCCACTCTGTGGCACATCTGGGCGGTCCAGGATGACTCTGAATGTTGATGGTAGTCGGCGGTTTACTACCTTCAACTCCGCCTCAAACACCCGAATGGAGGTGTGAATAGGACGCAGCGTAGACGGGTCCATGACTTGCCCTCGGTCCCGACGTTTGTACCCCTGGGCTAGGTTGCCCTAGCCTTCCCGCTGTCAGTCACCCAGTCACCACCAGCCTTCTGGGGTCTGGAACTTGAAGTATCGCTCGATGAACTCCTGGTCCTCTTTCGAGAGCGGCTTCTTCAGGTTCCGTGCAACGTACAGCCCGAACCTTCTTCTACACCGGTAGCGCCTGACCCCAGGTTTGTAGGTCCGATCCGTGGCGTCGAAGAAGATACCCACGCCAAAAGCATCTGACAACTGCTCTTCTATACAGCCCTGGCACCAATGATCGAAGGCATTACGTGCATGACGGAAGGCAATCGTTCTCCCGCCACTCTGAAGTGCCACTGGAAATCCAAAGTCCTCGGGGGCCTTGTTGAACTTCAGGGCCTCATCCTCGGGCGGGGCCGAGTTCGGGATGAAGACCCACCAGACCGGGCCGTCATCGTCCCACGGGGTTCGCTCGACCTTCATCCGGTCCCCGAACCACCCCTGGACGGCCACCCTGAGCTTGGCTTCCAAGACCTCGGGGGTGATCTTCCGCCTCAGGTACAGGTACCCGTAGTTCGCCATGGTCAGCCTTCTGCTTTCGAGTAGGGCCACCAGTCACCGACCCAACTATCCAGGGCGGCTGCTTCTTCCCCCTTGGGCAAGCGGGGACGGATCACAGGGGGGCCGTACTCGATGAGAGTGTTCGTTCGATGGGGGAGGTAGCTTCGGACCTCACGGGTAAGTAGGTACTCGAAAAGACTCGGGGTTCCGCAAGAGTTCCCATCCGTGTTCTTTCCGAGATACACCACTCCGGTGGCCCTCTTCAGAAGGGGGACGAGGTTGGTCTCCCAGTTCGGAGGCCAGCTCACGAACACCAGGTCGAAACTCTCCTCGCACACGTCCTTGAAGTAGCCCCTCCAGAACTTCACCCCCTCCGGCACCCGACTGGGGTATTCCTTGTCGATGGCCGTGACCGAAGCTGCTCCGAACGAAAGAAGCTCCTTGGCGTAGTGAAGATCCCCGGCCCCCAGATCGAAGACTGCCCGACCGGATACGATCCTCCGAAGAGCTTCTTGCTGCTGAACCGACAGGCTACCGTAGGGCATCACCTGGATCTACACCGAAAGACCGAACGAGAATGAGCCTTCAAGACAAATCTCTCCCGATCTTCAGAGCTTTCGATTCCAAGCTCAGATCCCTCATCCAGGGGCACCCAACGGAAATCTCGTGTGACGCTGGGTGCAACTACTGCTGTTACAGGCTCAACATAATCTCGGATGTGGAGGCAGCCATCCTGGCCGAGGCCATCAAGGACGAAGGGTTCCCGCCACCGATCCTTCAGCGGTTGGAAGCGGCTGCTGAAAAGGCCAAGGAGGTCAACGGGGACCAGAGGGCGTTCTGGATGGCCCAAGTGCCGTGTCCGTTGCTTCTCACTGGAAAGTGCTGGTACTACGCTTACAGGCCGCTACCCTGTAGGGCGAAGCTGGTGACCTCGCCCCCGGCTGACTGTGCCAGTCTCTACGTGGAGGCACAGGTCGAAGAGCTTGATGTCCCACAGGACTTGGTGCGGGATACCTTCTTGGAGCTTCAGGGAGAGGCTACCGCCACCTTTGGTCCACTGCCGGTACTCGTGCTCCAAGCAGTGCGGAAGCTCCAAGCAAAGGCCAAGGGAGCAGAGAAGTAGTCACACTTTGGTTGTTTCGGACCCGATACCGAAGTGCTTGGTCAATGAGACTACCAGAGTCTTCAACTCGATGACCTCATGTCGAAGCTCTTTGATTTCCGTCTTGAACAACCGGAAACCCTCACACATGTCGCTGTCCATCTTGTCCATGAACCGGGTGGTGATCTCTACCTTAGAGGCTATGACCGAGACCTGGTCTCGAACCAGGTCGAGAACTGCCTTCCCCTCATGCTCATGCTCGTGAATGGAATCCAGCTTCGTTCCGTTGCGGATGGCTTGCTCTAACGCAGTCTCCCCAACTTCACTAAGCACGATGAACCCCTCGTGAACCTCTTTTGGGTCCAAGGGTCCTACGGAGAGGCGTTGTCGGAGTACCCTAAGTTTCCCAGAGGTCTCCTCCTCATCTTTGATGGAAGATCCGTTATCATCGCCATTTGGAACTCTCTTGGCGGGTACTGAATGACTCATTCTTTTGGCCTCTAACCCTTGGAAACGGTACAAGAAGTTCCGTGTACCACCTCCACCGACAGGGGTCAGGCATGTCTTCATTCAACGAGGTAACCCCTCGACCTAGGACGATCATGGGCTTGGTCCCGCCAGAGTATCTCCCTCAAGTGAAGTGTCACTGAAGTATCCCTCATCCCCTCCAAGCTGATGCAGTGAACTTGGGAGTGTGGCACAAACCGACAATCGGTGTAGATGGGCTGCATGACCAGGAAACTACACGTCACGATCCAGGTTTCTGCCTATATGCCAAAGACTTATCTCAAAGGTGGTGAGAAGCGTCTGACGAAGAAGACCTTTTCCACTTGGGTGTCGGTTGGCAGGTTTCCCGTCCTGTACCACGACAAGAGTGTGATCCTTGTCCGCCAGTTTGGGAGCCATAGCCTCTACCATGCTGATGGGACGATGAGCATGGCTGGCTACCATCGGGACCACCCAGGAGCCCATCGGATTCCGGCACGTCACGGGACCTGGAGGATTCACCCTGACTCCATTCTCAATATGAACTACTCAGGGTGACATGCTGCTCACAGCGTTTGACGAAGACAACCCAACCCCTGTCTGTTCCGCAAGTGCCTTGAACTTCCTTGAGGTTCAAGTGCTGAAGTACCTCAGGGGCCAGGGGGTCGAACTGGAGAACGGGGACCCTATCGGGACCGTGAGTCGTCTGTGCTTCGTCCCCAAAGGTGAGACACAACTCCTGGTGTATCTCATCGACGATGCCAAGGTCTTCGACACGAAAGTCTGGGTAGTCATCGAGTGAGCGACTTGCGCCTGATCTTCAGCACCCATCGGTCGAAGCACCCACCACGGGATGACGAGCTTCAGACCTGCATGAGGTCGAACCTGGAGTCCTCTCTGTTTGATTCAGTGGAGTGCCTATCCAGTGAGGAGCGCCCAACCTTCAAGGACCTATTCGACCACTGCTGGAGTGGTGTAGTCAACGTAGTAGCGAACGCAGACATCACCTTCGATGCCACCATCGAGCTGGCTCGAAGTATCCCTACGGGTTCAGTCTATGCACTGACCCCAGTTCGGGTAGATGGGGTCAAACACAGCTCCCCCCACAGGTCGCAAGACACTTGGATCTTCAGGGGGATTCCAAGCGGAGTCCAAGCTGACTTCCAGATCGGGATCCCCTGGTGTGATAACCGTATTGCCTTCGAGTTTACCAAGGCTGGGTACCTGGTGTCCAACCCATCGAAGACCATCCTAACCACCCACCACCACTGCTCCAACTATCGAACCTATCAGTTCAACAAGTACCCAGCCCCAGCTAACTACTTGTTTGTCCCCCAACAGACCCTTGAAGGGCTACCATGAGACTCCTGTTTCCCAGCCATCCGATGGAACCAAAGCAGCCTGAACCTGGGTTCGAGGCCGAGGTGAAGGCCGCCAAGGAGGCTGGGTTCGAGGTTGGTTACGTGGGGCTCGAAGCCTACTTCGGAGATGAGGTCAGGCTCCATGCTGTCCCAGAGGATTGCGGCCCAACCCTCTACCGTGGCTGGATCGTCAAGCCCGAGGACTACCAGCGAATGGGGGAGGCCCTGGCTGCCCGTGGAGGCTCCCTTCTGACCTCCCTCGAAGCCTACCTCCACTGCTACCACCTGCCCAACTGGTACGAGGCCATCGGAGGCAAAGAGGTGACCCCTCGGTCTCTCTGCATCCGAGGCACCACCTTCTCGAACCTCGATGACATCGCCTTCCGAGTGTCTATGACCTTCGGCCACCATGGGGTCATCATCAAGGACTTCATCAAGAGCCGAAAACACGACTGGTATGACGCTTGCTACATTGGTAGTGCCCTGGATCAGAACGAAGTCAAGCGGGTGACCCGCAACTTCGTCGATGGTCAGGGAGATACCCTTGTAGGTGGGCTTGTCTTCCGGGAGTTCCTCAAGCTCAAGAGAATCGGGGTCCATTCCCGGAGTCGGCTGCCCCTCGTGAATGAGCATCGGATCTTCGTGTTCGACGGGGTTCCCTTCTACCAGGCCCCCTACTGGTTCGAGGGTGACTACAGCGGGAACGTGCCCAGCCTTCAGTTCATCCGGCCAATCCTCTCCAAGGTGAAGAGCCCCTTCTATGCTGTGGACGTGGCCGAGCGAGAAGAAGGTGGGTGGGTCATCATCGAGCTGAACGACGGGGGATCTGCTGGGATCCCTGAAGGTGGGGACCCTCAGGACTTCTACAAGGCCCTTCGGGAAGTCATCGTCCGGAAGGAGGCCCTCACTGCTCTGGTAAGTGGGGCACCCCTTACAGAGAAGCTCCAGAAGGATCTCTTGGGGTCCCAGACCTGCCCTCATGGCAGAGACATCACCTGGCGTTGCAATGCCTGTGATGAGGAAGAAGGCGCCTACCCAGACCCGGACGAAGACCCGTCGGTGTAGTGCCCCCTCAATAGATCCGACCCAGGGTGCCAGCCCATAGTGGCTTAGGAAATCAGATGAACAACCACATGAATGTCCGTGTTCCGTCAGCCATTGAGGTCAATCCGACGAAGTTCTACGCCCTAGCCGACCTGGCAAAGAACGTGGAAGAGTCAACGATCAAGACCCTTGACTCCTTCCTGGCGAACATGGAGACGACTTGTGCTGAGATCGACGAAGAGGTCCGGTCTCTCGCCTCAGCCAACAATGCGCTTCTCTCCGAGGTTCGGAACACGACCCGCCGGAAACCCAACCCCTTCGACATCACTTCGGACGAAGAGTACGAGGACTTGTTCAAGGACCTTCGGCACACGGCAGATGGAAACAACTTCCTCCGGATCATCCTGGAGGTCATCCAGGCCATCCAGCATGGGTACCACCATGTTCGGAACATCGCCCAGGGTGTCCGTCCGGCTTCGGTGGTCATGATCGGGAAGAAGGTCGGGGACACCCCGAACTCCTTCGAGGAGCTTCAGACCCTCAGCATCCAGATGCAGATGAACCAGTCGGTCATATCTGCCTTCGTGGACGGGGTGATGGCTGCCGAGACTGCCTCCAACGAGATCATCCAACTCGGGAGGCTCATCACTCACAAGCTGGAGCACTACCAGGGGATCCTTATCCGTCGGCACTCCACTGAAGGAGTCCAGGTCCATCACGACCCGGTCACAACCGATGTGGCGATGAGCATCTTCGAGAACGTGGACTCCCACGGGGAGATTGCTGACGGCAAGGACCCCAACGAGGTCTCAGCCTACAGCGTCCGCAAGGCCATGGTCATCGCTGACTCGATCCGCCTTGGGCTCGTTGGGCAGTTCCTCAAGGACCCGAGCAAGCTCATCTCGTTCATCAAGACCAACCTGAAAACCCTCTGGGAACTTGCTGAGTCACTGAGGGAGATCGCTGCCCCCCTTGCCAAGAAGGTCCGCCACAACCTCGGGCAACACCGGAACCCCCACCTGATGCCTGCCAGGGCCTTCGATGAAGCCCTGACGTTCATTGACGACCTCGACCCTCGCAACGTCACCTACAAGGAGAAGACGGGGCTCCTGACAGCCGAGGAACGTCACGACCTGACCTTCAAGAACGACACACTGAGGGAGATCACCAAGATGCTGGTGGCCCCCTCGGGAATCACCACCCAGGACATCATCCAGTACGTCCTGAGCCGGAAAGCTGAGCTTCGGACCTACCAGCTCGAAGAGAACTCCTTCTTCGTCTGCAAGATCGGAGCTGGCAACCCCTTCTCCGGAGAAGCCCCCGGCCAGCTCACCGTCGTTCCCGGCATCAAGCCCATGGTGGACCTCTCTGAGGTCATCGGCTCCGGCTTCGGGGAGGTCCGAGACTTCATCCAGCATACCCTCGATGGGGCCAAGTGGTTCGATCTGTTCCTCGCTACCAGCCCGAGCCGCAAGGCCGACAAGAGCAACGTCCTCTTGGTCGGCCCCCAAGGGTGCGGCAAGACTGAGGTTCTTCGGGCAGTCGCCAGCGACCGGAAGAGCGTCGGCATCTTTGCCCAGGCTTCTGACTTTCTCACCTGCTGGAAGGGCGAGGCGGAGAAAAACCCTAAACGTCTGTTCAGTGAGGGGCTTCGCATCCAGCGGGAGTCGAAGAAGCAGGTCTTCTTCCTCATCGACGAAATCGACACGATCCTGAACGGGGACCGGGGCCAGTTCGCCTTTGGAGGGACCAACCTGGCAACCGAGTTCCAGGTCCTCATGGACGGGATCACGAGCTACCCGAGCCTCTGTCTGTGGGGTGCCACGAACAACCCTGACCGAATCCCGATGCCCCTCATCCGTCGGTTCTCGAAGGTGGTCATCGTCGGGGAACTTACTCAGGAGGACCGTGTTCGCCTCTTGAAACAGTTCGTCGGGTACCTGCCCCTGTGCTCGGACTTCGCTGAGGAAGCCTGGCAGGAGGCTGCCACGAAGCTGGACGGGGCCGTTGGGGACATCATCCGCAAGGTCGTAGACCAGCTCTGGCGGGAGAAGATGTCCTGGTTCGTCTCCAACCACCGGAAGGAGGCCGAGGGCGTTCTGGCTACCTTGAACGAGGGCGGGCAACGTTTCCAGGTCAAGGACTTCGATGCGAAGAAGAGGGCCAAGCTCCATGAGAAGCTCCGCCCCTACTTCCAGGTCCGCCCCAAGGACCTCTTGGACTCGGTGGACTCCCACCTCCAGAACCTTGCCATCCGGTCGGAGATCGAGACCGCCAAGGCCACCTATGAAGCTGCCCGCAAGTTCCTCTCCAATGTAGAGGTCAATGGGTAGCACTCGCTACACGGATGTCTTCCACATGCTCCGGGCCATCCGGTTGCATGTGGAGGAGAACGAAGGACACATCGTCCTGTGCGCAGACGACCCAGTGACAAGGGCCATAGGGTTCGCCTGCCAACAGTGTTACCGAGAGATTTGGTGGGTCAACATCGAAGACTTCCACAAGTTCACGGAGAAGGGTCCCAACTCACACTGGGCTCTTCTCCGGCTCCTCTTCCTCGGTCAGCGTTCGAGAGCCCACATAGCAGAGATTCTGAGCCAACAAGGCAAGTTTGACCCGAGGCTCCTCCTTGAAACTCCGCACGATGAGGACCTCCCAACCGGACGGTCACGATTTGAGCGGATTGAGGGTGACGACCTGGTGTAGGGGGTAGGGTCCACGGCACGATGCCTGGACCCCGAGGCGGTCGAACCACTCGGGCTCCTGCTACCCTGCTGCTATGCGAAAGGGGCAACATCAATGCCCAAGGTTCTGTCGTCCGTAGAAGTACCCTCCCTCCGTTCGGAAGCTGCTCAGGCAACAACTGAGATCCTGTCGGAGGTGTTGAGCGGAACCCAGATCGGGAACATCATCGCTCAACTGGAAGGCCGATGCCTGACCATCTCCGAAGCGGGAGGTCGAGGCGCCACAACAACTCTGAAGGGGTACCAGGAGACCATCGGGTACTTCAAAAAGGTTCTGCTTCGGCATCGAGCCAAGTACCCCACGGGCTCCCCACTTTCTACCACTCCGCTCCCCAACCCAGAGCCAGAGCCCCCGGCAGCTCCGTTGACCATGGCGGAGAGGATCCTCCAGGGGGCGGTCAAGGTACCGGAAGTTGAAGAGCTGGACCCCGTGTCCCTCATGACCGCTCTCAATGACTATCCGGATGAGGACGACCGTCGTAAGCGGAGGATTGGCAAGTTCCAGCACGACCTAGGGGATGCCCTGGGAGCACACTTGGAAGCTCTGACCAAGGAGACCCTGCAACTATACCTCAAGGGTGGCCCCAAGGCGCTCGAAGATATCGACCTTCCACCTGTTGTCCTGGACCAGAGGGGTTTGGTCCCAGATGGTGAGGGTCCGTGGTTCGACAAGCGGATCCTGATTATCCAGTCGTTCACCGTGGCGATACCCCAAGGGGTCATTGTGAAGAGGGACTACCGCCTCAATGGCAGTGGAGCAACCCAGTCTCACCCGAACCTCGTCCAAGAGATCAACTCCACCAAGATGATCCGTTCCACGAAGAAGCGGACCCCGAATGGGGAGCTTCAGTTCTACGCCAAGGCATTCACAGTGGAGAACGGGGACACGCTGGTGGGCTACTTGAATCGTCGGGTGGGGGTCGCTGACACTCACGGGAAGGACCTCCCGGAGTTCGAGCGTCAGTATGTCATCCGTGAGGGCAAGGTGGAGCCCACCTTGCCCTAGTCCTCCTTCATGGGTGGGGGCATGATGGTTCGGTCTTGGCCCTTATCTTCAATCAAAACCACCTTGTTTCTCCCATCCTCCTTCCCTTGGTAGAGAGCCTGGTCGGCAATCCCAATCAGGCTCTCAGGTGGGTGGTTCCCTGCTGTAGAGGAGCAGATTCCGATACTGACCGTCACCGGGATCTGCTCCTCCTTCCAGAGGACTGGTTCGCTCGCCACAAGTGACCGAAGTCGCTCCCCAACCAGGGCAGCTTCCTCGGGGCCACACTTGGGGAGGATGACCAGGAACTCCTCTCCCCCGATCCTTCCAAGGGTGTCCTCAGGGCGAATCCCCGTCCGAAGCCTCAAGGCGACCTCCTTGAGGGCAGCATCCCCAGCCAAGTGCCCAAGAGTGTCGTTCACCTGCTTGAAGTAGTCCAGGTCAAGTAGGGCCACCGAGATCGGGTACCTGTGCTTCCGGGCACGCTCAACTTCCTGGTCGAGGACCTGAAGGGTCATCTTGCGGCCCCAGGTACGGGTCAGCCAGTCCACGGCTGCCCGACGCTCAGCCTCTTCGAGCTTCGTGACCGCCATCTGAACGACCTCGCTCAGGACCTCACGACGCTTGAACTCCTCCTCCACCAGTTCCCCGAGATCCCGAAGGATAACCAGGTCTTCTGGGCTCACCTCTCTTGGCTTCGTGTCGATGATGCAGAGGACCCCGACCCTCCGACCGTCAGGAGCCCTCAAGGGCTGACCCCCGTAGAACCTGATGTTTGGGTACTCCAGAACGAGAGGATTGTCGAAGAACCGTTCGTCCTGGAGAGCGTCTCGAACGATCATGGGCTCCTCGGTGAGGATGGTGTGCCCACAGAAGGAGATGTCCCGTGGGGTCTCCACTGCATCGAGACCCTGAACGCTCTTGAACCACTGGCGCTCCGAGTCAACCAGCGAGATTACAGAGATAGGGACGTTGAAAGACCTCCTAGCTATCCGTGTGATGCGGTCGTAGCGGTTCTCCGACGGAGTATCCAAGAGGTCGAGGTCTTTCAAGGACTTTACCCTCTCCTGATCGTCAGGTGGAATGCTAGGGTTCTTCATGGCTTACCCAAGTGAATCACAAAGGAGCTTTCACTCAAGTTGACCGGTGTCAAGGGGACTATGGGTATCCCTCGCAAACATAGCCGCCCCGTCGAAGTAGACGGACAGAAGTTCCGATACATGATCGGTGAGGTCGCCCCTGGACCCAACCAACCCTTGGACGAACGTGAGATCAAGCTCACTGCTCAGGAGGATGCTGAGAAACCCGGTCGGGTTCTCCAGGTTCTTCTTCCCTACGGGTTCTCAGTGGGTCCGGAGCAAGTGAGAAGCCTCATCCGCCAAGGTCTGAAAGACGGTTGGAAGCCCTCCGAGAGAGGGGCTGCTTACAACTTGGCTGGGTACACGCTCTAGTGACAGCACCACGGGATCGAGGGTGATTCTTCCACCACCTCGACTTCGGAGCAGACCAAGCGGGCTCGATATCCACTCGGGAGTCCGAGGATTGGAGTCCTGACCGCAACTTGGACCCCCGTGAAGGTCTTCCTCTGGTTGGCGTCCTCAGACCAGGCGCCCCCATCCGTGTACCAGAGAGGGTTCCCTGGGCCTTCAGCGACCAAGCTGACGTAGTGTCCGACTCCGGTGATGATCACACCCAAGCCCTCTGACAAGAGCATCCTCGGTGTCGTAGAAGCATCATGCACTGTTGCGGCAACCCCCTCCACGATGGACCCCTGCTTCTGGCGATGGCCCTGCCCTTCTTATCGGCTGGAGCCCTATGGTTGCGCATGAAGCTCCGGGCAACCCCCTCAAATAAGTGCTCCTGTGGGCACGAAGAGCCCCATGAGCACTAAGATTTTTGTAGCTTACAAGCTCCGACGGGCCGATTACCTATGGCCCGTCGTCCACGACATCCGAATCCTGGGTACCAAGGCCCTCAAGAAGGCCCTCCAAGAGCGCTACGTCGAGTATGCCCCGCATGTGAAGACGGACACAGACCTCTACCGGAAACGCTTGGAAGGGTACCTAAGGGATTACCCAGAGAAGGATGCTGACTACCTGGCCCGACTTGGGGTCGTTCAGTCGATCCTCCGTCGGGGTTACCGAATGTCCTCGACCCGCTCCGAGCGAAGCCTCTTCAATTTTGATGTCTCGGTTGGGTTCCGACAGTATCAAGGGGGGATCTACATCATCCCCTATGCCGACTACGGGATGATGGCTACGCTTGACTTCCTGAAGAAGGACAAGCGGTTACGGGACTACCACTACCAGAACCAAACAGATAGGCCCGCTCGGATCTCATCTCGACAGTGGGCCGAACGGAGAAGGGTCTGGCATGGCATGGATTCTGCTGGGCAATGGGAGGACGTTCTCGTCTTGGACCTCTGCAAGTGGGACATGTGGTACAAGATCGATCCCTGGCTGGACTTGGCCGAGAAGAAGTACCGAGCGTTGAAGAAGTCTTGATGGTGTTCAGTAAGACGTGGACATCCTTCCAGGCTACCTGACCGTTCTTGCGGGACCCATGTTCGCTGGGAAGACTGAGGCTTTCATCTCCCTGGCTGAGGCAGTCCCAGAGGCTCAACGCTCTGTCTACAAGCCGGTGATCGATACCCGGCACGGAGAGGGTTACATCCAGTCCCACGGGGGCAAGCGCATCCCTGCCAAGTGGACAGACCTTCAGCTCGAAGGGGTGGAGAAGCGTGCCAACATCTTCATTGACGAGGCCCAGTTCCTTGGACCCTCGGCTGCTGTTCGGGTCCAGGAGCTTCTCCGAGGGGGTTCCAACGTCACCCTTGCTGGCCTGGATCTCGACTACCGAGCCCTCCCCTTCGGCCTCATGCCGTACTTCCTGGCCCTCGCCAACAGGGTCGTCAAGCTCTCCGGCAAGTGCTCCAGGTGCGAGAAGCCTTCCAGCCGAACGTACCGAACCATTCAAAAATCGGGTACCGTACTTGTCGGAGGCTCGGAAGCCTACGAGCCAAGGTGCCTAGCCTGCTTCCTCCTCTGAAGGGTCTGGAGGAGGGGGAGACGGAAACCGGGTCGTCCTAGGACCAGGAATCAAGCTGGCTGGGGTGACCGGCTCGATCACCATCTTGACCATCGAGGATTCCGCTGTGGCTTCAAGCATATCTGTTTGAACCATCTCAAGGTGAGCCGAGCACAAAAGCACCTCAACCCGATGGTTCGTCAGAAGATACACCAGCAGAAAGTCGGCTGTTTGTCCACATAGCGTGCAAGTCACGGGGTCCTCATCTGGAACTTCTTATCGGTGGTTCAACGCTTTCTGGTGTACAACTAGAAGTGCCCATGGAAGAAAGCATCGACAGCTTTTGGGAAGACCGTCCGAAGGAAAAGGTTGCCTCAGGGGGGCCTACCCCCGGAGTAGGTGACGAACTCCTAGACGATTGGCTCGATGTTCGCAACCTCCCGAAGGTCTTCTACCAGGTGGTGAGGGGATCCGGCAGTCTTGAGTACATGGCGATCCGCCGGATCAAGTGTGTGGGTCAGAGCCAGCGGGACCGCCCCAAGAACAGGGGTGGGGAGTGCTACGTCGGGATCTTCGAGAAGACCATCTGGGCCGGGTCGAAGTACAAGGAACGTGAGCAAGACGCTGGAAAGCGCTTTGCCTACTCGAAGGCCAGTAGCTTCTTGACCCTTGAGGCTGCCATCAAGCAGTTCAACGAATACCGATTGAAGGGTATCGAGGAGTCTGAGGACCGGGCCAAGCAGTGGGAGAAGAGTGCCCAGGAACTCCTTGAGTCCACTCGGAAGCAACGGGAAGAGAACGCCAGAGCCGCCACATTTGACGTTTCAAAGGCCATTGAAGATGAAGCCCAGGTTTCTGATCCCAGTCTCCCGTGATGGGGTCCGCCTAGAGGTCCCCTCCGAGACCCTGGTCATCCCCTTCCCGTGCTCGATCACAGGAAGGACCAGCCCAGAGTACGAGGTTGAGCCCAGCCCCCCGAAGTCGATCCACATCCCCGAGCCCCAACGATACACGGTCTTTCAGTACCACTGGAGGAGCACCAAGAGGTACCCATGGTTCTCCATCCGGGCCGTTCGCCTTTCCCGAATCGTGATAGGGTCCACCTGCCTCATCCAGAACAAGGGATCCAAGCCTTGCTGGTTTCACAAGGGGGCCTGGCACGCTACCTACGGTGACTCAGGGGACAGCTACCGGCACTCCATGTGCGGGGACTACCACTACGGCAAAGACCACGGGCCAGTTGAGAACAGAGTCCCGACTTGTCCCGAGTGCCTGGAAATCGAGTGGGAGCCCTTCACCGTGATGCAGTACGAGCACCCCAGGGACCTTCTGAAGGCTGAGACCAAGGTCAAGGCCGAGCAACGATGGCGAGCCAGGATCCCAACCCTCTTCGACCGAATCCTCTTCGATGAAGAGACCGAGGAGGATGACCCAGAGTTGGAGGTCTTCGCTGAAGAGGCCGACCCCTATGCTGGACTGGAGCCAGAGGGCCGGGAAGCCAAGCTCCAATCCAGAGTCGAACGGGCACAGCGCATCCGAGAAGCCAAGGCCAGGGTCAAGGGCTACCGATAAAGGGTACCCGGAGAAGGTCCAGGAAGTCCTTCGAGGGTGCAGCAGCTATTGAGATCGTGAGCTTGATGTCCATCATATCCCCAGGGCGGAGGTGGACCCCATGATCGAAGTCCTTGTGGTACAAGGGCTTTCCCCCAACCTCAGCAAGGAATAGGTCCACGCCTTGAACGGTACAGGCCCGGTCTAAGGTGGGCGTCTGTACGTGAAGGTTCACCGAATCCTTGACCTCGTTTGGGATAGTTGCCCAGATCCGAGATGTAGGAACGTTGTCCCCAGTCAGAGCGAGCCACACCAGTTTGGACTTGGGAGCTTCCCCGGAGACCTGAGGGGTCAGCTTCTCTGCCTCGTTCCAGTCGATGTTCGGGTCCCCATCCAAGGGCGAGCCACGGGCAATCCAGAGCTGGTGAGCGAGCGCCTTGACCCTCTCCTCCCTCGGGGTGTTTCGGACGTAGGCCCTGTGTGGGCGAACATCGTCCCAGAAATCATCAACATCTTCGACCATGACCTATGTTACACCGGTTTTCGGTGTAGTTCCGAACATGTTCACCGTTGAAGAGGTTCTAGCAGCGGGCTACCGGAAGTACCCCCATGGAAAGGGGTCCGAGTTCTGCCTTGGGTTGTACCAGAAGGGGGTCCGAGACAACGCCGGGAACAAGAGGTACTTCATCAACCTGTACCTCTGGAGGTTCCCTGACGGGCACTCTTCCTGGGCAGCGGAGGTTCGGTTGTACCGGTCCAGTGAGGAGTCCTTCGACCTGAACCTGCTGATCAACAAGCACACCCTGACAGAGGTCGAGTCCTTCTACCAAATGGCCTACGAACGAATGGGTTGCATTCTGGATGCCCACAACAATGATGAGGAGGAGGGCAAGCCCCCTCCGACTAGGTTCGAGAGGATCTGATCCGGTCGAACCGGCTCCGTCTACGGACGGGTACCTCTTGCTTCACCGGCTCAGATAGAGTCGGGCGAGGCTCATACTCATCGTCGGGGTCCCCGAACTCCTCTTCGGGTTCTTCATTCGCCTCGGGCTCCGTATCCTCCGTCTCTGGCTCATCATCCGCCTCATGATGGTGGTGATGATGAATGTGATTGGTGACCGGGGGCGAGTGGAAGATCCGAAAGAAGGTGCAGGTCATCTTCGTGACGCAGAGAAACGCCACGGTAACTAGACCGGCGGCAAGGTAGAAGTGGGCGTGGGTCCATTCCCAGAACGGTGCCATCACAGATGTTTACCCCGGTTCGGGTCGGTGGTGTAAGTGGAGAGACGCATGGACAAGATCGAGCTTCGCAAGGTCAGTTCCCTCAAAGACCACCCGAAAAACAAGGACATCTTTGGGGACGTTCGAGGTGATTCCGACCTACTCGACAAGATCAAGGCATCTATCGTCGAAATGGGTCTTCAGGAGCCAGTCATCATCAAGCAGGATGGGACGGTCCTGTCCGGGCACATCCGCCTGGCAGCTTTCCAGGACTTGCTTGAGCTAGACCCAGCGAGCCTCCCCAACCTCTGTGAGGAAACTCGGTCCCTTCTCAAGAAGAAGATGGTCCCTGTTCGGGTCCACGAAGACTTTGAGTCTGCCGGGGCAGAGGTTGACTACCTCATTCTCTCGAACGTGCTCCGTAGACAGCTTGAACCTTCTGCCAGGAACGCCATGTTCCGCTTGCTGAGGCAGCGGGACATCGAGGACCCGCTGACCCACAAGGGTGGTCGCCCAAAGAAGGGGGAAGGAAAGCCTGGACCAGCTCAGAAGCCCAAGAGCCGGGTCAATCAGTTCGCAGAGGCAACTGGGACAACGGTACGCCACCTCAATAGAGAGGATGAGGTGTTCACCCACCCCCTTGTGGATGATGAGATCCGTCAACTCATCGACACCAAGGTCTACACGGTTACCGAGGTCTTTGACGCCCTGAACTTGATGATCGTGGACATGGCCCGAGAGGGGAAGGACCCGACCACTCAGCACCTCATCATTGCCCTCCAGAACCCTCAAGAGAAGCCTGTCACCACCAGCTATGGGGACGTGGTGCGCAAGGCTGCTGGCCTTGAACCAGCCCCAAAGGCTGAGCCAGTCGAAGAACCAGAGGCAGAGGAACCCGAGGCAGAGGAGCCTGAGCCCCCACCTGCCCCGAAGCCCAAGGCCAAGCCCGTCCCGAAGCCCAAGCCCGTGGTCGAACCCGAGCCCGAGCCCACGGTACCCGAGGTTCGAGAACCTGAGGCAACCAAGGCCGAGGTTCGTCGGGCAGAGGACACCCTTATCTCCGTCGGGGAGAAGATCGCCTTGGCCCGGAAGAGCTTCGAGAAGCTGCTGGGGGAGGCTGACCTGAGTGAGTTGACCAAGACCGAGCTTCTTGGCCTCCACAAGCGCCTCAGTGGCTTCCTCGAAGCCTTGGGACTCCTATCCAAGCCCGAACCCACTCCGGGCCTCCCAACCCGTCTGGAGGACCAGCTTGCCCTGTTCACAGAGGTAATCGAGGATGTGGGCGAGGTGGAGGACCCCATGGCAGTTCGGGACCTGCTCCTCAGCTTGAGCATGAAGGCCAAGACCTCTGCCAACCGACTCACCCAGGTGCCAAAGACCTTCCAGCCCAACGGGCTCTTCTGCCCAGAATGCTTCTCTCCCCAGGTCACCACACCCTCTGGTGACGTTTGCGAGAACGGGCACGGGGGACTTTACGGGGTCACCAAGGCTCAGATGATCCAGGCCAAGGCAGCAAGGGAAGAGCCCAAGCCTATCTCCAAGGTCGAGGAGCCCAAACCCAAGGTTGAAGCAGTCCCACCTCCTAAGCCCAAGGTGGATGACCCGGATGACTTCTCTGGTATTCTTGAAGGAATGACCTTCGAGTCAGCCGATGATGCTCCGACCCCATCAGTCCCACCCCCGCCGAAGGTCGAGCCCCAGGTCAAGAAGAGCAAGGCTCTTCCTGAAACCAAAGGGGGGCTCTCCGACATCGGTCTTGACCCAGAAGACTTGGTTTCGCTCTAGGGGCCGTTCCAGAGAGCATGACTCATCGAGTCAACACCACACTTCGAGCAGGTTGTAGCACCCCCAGAGACCCATTCCCCAGTCCCTTGGCAGGTCTTGCAGTTGGGGTCCGGCTCCGGGAGTTCGGAGCACTTTGAGCACTCGCTCTTGAAGTCCACGCCCTCTCCGTCCCACTGATGATCCCCACCCTTGGGGCACTGGTTTGAGACTCCGCACGAGAAGACCGAGATTCCTTCGTTCATCCTCTGGTGTACACCTACGGCATGAATGCTGACCAGATTCTCAAGGCGGTCGAACGCTACAAGGGTCTCCTGACACGGAGAGGGGTACCCTCAAAACGGCAGAACACTGCCTCTGGCATTAAACCATCTGAGACGGAGAAACTGGCCCACATCGGGTGGATGTGTGAGGCCATCCCTGCCCAGGTTGCTGAGGGATCCGTGGCGAAGGCAGAGCGATGGCTCTGCTTCGTCCAAGGGATTCTTTGGAGCGAAGGACTGGCTACAATCGACTCGATGCGGGATGACAACCGCTGATTTTTTCCAGCGGCGTTTTTTCGGGGTGTACCTACCGGGAAAGAGGTACCTATGCCCAGACCCCGTTCCAAGCATCTCCGTTGCATGTGTAAGAACTGTCCCGAGTTCATTGGGCCTATCCCCAAGACCCCCAAAGAGGGAATGGTCTTTCTTGCTGACCAGCAGGCAAGAGGGGATGAGGCTCGCATAAGGAGCCGGTCGATCAGGCTAGTGGTACTGAACAAGTTCGCCACTCTCGATGGACTCGATGGAGTTGAGTATGTCACCAGCCGAACCATCATCTATGAAGATGGTTCGACCAAAGATGACTCCAACCCAGTCAAGCTGAAGACTGTTCTGATCAACTACACGTTCGTGGCGAATAGTGTAGGTGACCCGAATCACTGGCACTTCAGCCTGAAGCATCACAAGGGTGGGTTCATGCCGAGAGGTCTGGTGAACCCAATGGCAACGGTGGGACATCAAGTGGATACAGGGACCCCGGTCCTCCAGGGTATCTTGAGTGCCCTCAAAGCCAGCCTACAGACGACCCCCGAAGGGTTCATGCTCCACTCTGGGAGCCTCGGGGTGGCTGTTCCTGTCCCCGCCCATGCCCCTTGAACTTTCTCTGTCAGAACTGACGCCCCAGGGCGTCTAGTAGGCATGATGAAGATAGCCCTCAGCAGTATCGTCACAGCGTTCTCCACCCAGGCCATCGGCACCAAGGTGACCGACCCGGACGGCTTCTGGAAGGTCGTCACGGCCGCTGTGGAAGCCCACGACTTCACCTCGGACAAGGTTCCGGGGCAGGGGTTCATCCTTGTCCCGGAGGCTTCTCCGTTCGTCTCGGGTGGGGTTGGCCGGAATGTCGATGACCCAGCCGCCTATGTCCTCAGGTCCCATCGTGGGAAGGTTCATGCCTACCTCAAGCGAGAGTTCGCCGCCCCCATCGAGGGTTGTGCGGTCGTGGTCTATGAGCTTCAAGCCTACCTAGCAGACCCAGACATCAACGAAACTCCAGGAGAGGGTGCCAGGATCCTATCCGAAAACCCAACCCACGTCCTTGTAGCCGTGCTCGCCTTCAGTGGACCTAAGTCAGTTTTGAGCCCATATCGGTTCGTGAAGAACCTGGCGGGTGGGAACCATGAAGCCTTATCCTGGACTGCCGAGGAGATTAGAGCTAAAGCTCGTGATATTGCGGTACAAACGGATGAATGGTCTACTGTAGCGGACTAGCCCTTCAGGTGGTGTCAACCAGGTAGGCATCCCAACAAACCTTCTATGCCTACCTGTAGTCATGCTCCCAGAACTCGCCCCCACAGATGTTCTCCAGTTCGACCCAGACCTGAAGGATGTAGACCCTTTCGGCCCACTGCTCAAGGTCCCGAAGTATCCAGGGGTGTATGCCTTCTTCATTGAGGGTGTGCTGGTATATGTTGGATCATCCAACAACTTACACAGTAGGTTCAATACCTACCAAACCTCGTCTAACAAGCACTCAACCAAGGTACGAGAGTCCCTAAGGGCTACCAATGTGGTAGCTAGCCTTTGGTTTACAGGGACAGTTGGGGATGCCCTGAAGTATGAATATGACACTGTACTCAAGTACAACCCTGAGCTGAATACTAACTGGTGTCCTTCGGCGGAGGAGGTTGTGAAAAATCGTGAGCTTCGCAGGAAGGAGATGCACTCTCGTCTTGTCGAGGAACGAAAGAAGATCGACTTTGACCCAAAGGCTCTGAAGACCTGTGCCGCTTGTAGGAAGGACAGGCCATGCTCGGAGTACCGTAGGAACTCACACAATCCCTTGGGGGTTGTTGCCTACTGTCGTCAGTGTGAGAGGGAAGAGCGTCAAAGAAGGGTTCTATCTGGCTGCTGTTCTGTGTGTAAAGCACCTCTTGTAGAAGGTAGCTCTAAGACCAAGTGCCCTAAGCACAGAAGCCCTGGCCTGGACCGCTGAAGAGATCCGAGCCAAGGCCCGTGAGATCGCCAGTCAGACTGACGAGTGGTCTACCGTGTCAGACTAGACTGGGTCTTCCCTCTCGAACCTGTCAGGAACGGGAAGCCCTGGGGTCTGGAACAGCTCGTAGAGCCGGTGCCCTGGCTTCACACAGTTGTCAACCTGGCAGAGCTTGCAGGGCTTCGGCTTGAAATTGATCCCCCGAGGAGTGTTGCAGGGGCACCCATCATCCGTGAAGAGGTTCTCCAGAAGAAGGGGTGCCCCGCACCCCTTGCACTTCTCAGGAATGTTCGGGTTCATAGGGGGGTGCTCTTCACGACCCAGAAGTCACTGGAGAGGTTTGGGTCCCCCACGTAGTCGTAGGCCATCCAGTAGTAGCCACCGATCCCCCAGTTGGCCCCCCAGGAGTTCCGAACCAGGAAGGCTTGCTTGGAGTTGTCATAGCCTACAAGGGTAACCGCATGACCCCCGACCTCGACCTCGTTTCTCCCTGGTCGGGTCAGAATGCCCTTCTGAGCCATGTCCAAGCTCAACATGTACTCAAAGACCCGGAACCCGAAGCCCACCAGGTAGCCCGAGTAGAGGACGGACTTCATCGTCTCGATGTCACCATTCGAGACAGCGTGGTACGAAGTGACCTTCTTGGATGCGGCTGCCGTCCAGACCGATGAGGGTGGGTTGGTCTTGAACTGGGCGATGTTGTACGGCCACTTGACTTCATCCACGACCCCGTAGACCACCCCAGCCTTGATCGTGTCTCGGATGGTGGCCCCAGAGTCGTAGCCCGTGGTACCCATGATTCGACGAGTCGCATAATACTCGAAGAGCCTGCTGGCGTGTACCAAGGTCACGTTCGGGGCTGGTGCTGGAGTTGGGGTAGGAGCCGGAACTGGGGGCTTGACCGAGGTGGTGAAGGTGATGGTCCCGTCCGAGGCAACCGCCACATTCGACACGGACACGGTTGCCGTGGCAGCTCCGAACATTCCACCGATCTGAGCCAGCTTGGTGTTCTGGCGAAGCTCGTTGGCCTCGATAAGGGAGGCAAACATCTGGGCCGTGCATGACCCGAGGTTCCCCTGGTCCTCAACCGGAGAGCAGAACGGACGCCGGTCAACGGATCCGGGAAGGGCTCCGAGGAAGCTACCGTTCAACTTCAAGCGGTAGGGTTCGTCTCGGGTGTCGATGTACTGCTTCTTCCACCCGCCAAGGTGGACCTGGGTCTGTGTCCCGTCGGGTCGATGAAGAGTCTGAATCATAACCGTCAGGTGTCATAGAAGAAGAATGAACCGACTCCAACGAGTTCTGGCTCAGAGTCACTTGCCCATGGCATTGATGCAGTTCGAGCACTCCGTTGTAGGTGAGCCAGGGGTTCGAGACACCCTAGCCCCCTGTGAACTCTTCGAGTATGGGCCTGCTTCAGGGAACTGCTGGTCTGATGGGCACTATATGTGCAGAGAATGCAAGCACTTAGATGCTTGCCGCTTCCAGGATGAATAGAGCCTCTAGGGCTTTCTCCTCAGTGAGCCCCACAGCAAAGTCCGTCCTGACGAGGTACTCACTCAGGTGGGCCATGTCTGTGTCATCGTCCAAAATCACGAACCGCTCGACTTCGGGGTGAAGGTCGAGCCAGGCTTGGATCTCGTGACCCCTCAGGGGATTGGAGAATCCTGCTGGGGTGGGTACCGAGATTGGGGTCACATCGAGGATCGGTCCTGTGAACCCATGGTAGGCCAGGAGTCCCTGCATGGCCGGGATTGAGTGACCATGACGCCAGGAGGATGAGATCACCACCGAGGCATCGGTCTTCTCGACCAACCATTGGACCCGCTTCACCATCTCCGAGTTGAGGCTCCGAAGGTCGTGGGCGATCATCCCCCTCGTCCAGCGGTTTCCGTACTCATCCTGGATCCTTCGGATGGTCTGAAGCTCTGCTGCTGAAGGTGGGATAGTCTCATCCACCCCCAAGAAGTGCCCCCTGGAATTGAGCACCCCATCGAAGTCCAAAAATACGACCTTCATACCCTGGGTACTGACACCAGACGTTTACCGGATGGTCTATAGGGAAAGGCCCCGAGAAGCTATCGCTTCACAGGGCCTTTCGTTTCCCGTTGGGTTGAGCTACTTGCGGGTCCGACCCTTGGGCACCAGGGGAGCCTTGGGGGCAGCCTTGGCCCGCTCCTTCTTGGGGCGACCACGGGGGCGAGGGGGCTCCACCACCACCGGCTTCTTCCGAGGTCGGGCGGGCTTGGCCTTGGGGGCTTCCTCGACCACCGGAGGAGTCCTCAGGGGGACGAACGGGGACTTGGGGTGCTTGCGAGCCTCCGAGATCACCGTGTCTGCCCGCTTGGCTGTCACCTTGGGCTGAGGTGCCGGAGTCTCTTTCCGAGGTGCTGGGGACAGCTCCTCCACCGTCTTGTGCTTCCGGTGATGACGCTCGGAGCTGATGAGGTGGGCAATCTTCACTGTGGTGTCAAGGCTGCCATCGAGGCCGAGCTGGTCACAGACCTGTTTGGCTTCCTTGATGTCCTTGACGATGGCTTGTGCCTCTCGGCTGAGTTCAGGCATAATCGTTTGACTCCGTTCGGGTTCCTCTGTTGTTACACCGGAATCAGAAGCCCAGCCCTCGGGTTCCTCACAGGTGTAGGATCTTATCGTGGCATCCCCTCTCTTCAATCCGAAGAACCGTCCCAAGAACCCGCTGACCCTCGGGGCGGCAGAGATCCAGAAGTTCCAGGCCGCTTGGAACAACGAGGGACCCATCGTTGTTTCAGTGGACTCGGCTCCCGGCTTGTTCTTGCTGGCGGTTGAGTCACTTGCCGAAGGGAAGGGCGTCGAACTCCGGGTACCCGAGTCTTGGAGACGTGAGCCTCCTCGGGTCCATGTGCTCCCGGCCGCTTCCAACGCCTCCATCACCAACGGGCGTGAGACCCGGATTATCTCCCGGCCCATCGAGACGACCTCTCTCATCACCGCTGCCTTTCGGGACATCGGGTGTGAGGTCATCGAGGGACCCCCGAGCAGGTTTGACAGGAGACCTGTCATCTGAGGCCAACCTGCAACTCGGAACGAACCGCCATCAGGATCTTCCCGAGACGGTTCACCCCAGTTTGCGAGGACCCCCACCCCCAGTAGGGGTCATGGATGGCGTTCTCGATGATCGGGCTGGCCCCTGTGCTCAGGAGGATGCTCTGTAGATCGTTGTGCTGGGTGAACTTGGCCCAGACAACCTCGTACATGATCTGGTCCTTGACCCGCTCTATGACAGGGGCAGGACCTCGTCCGTCATCCACTACAAGGGGACTTGGATTCGGGACGAGGCTGTCCCAGTCTGGACGGATAGGATTCCCACGGTCCCGTCCTATCTCGGCTGCCCGCATCGGTCCCACCGCCTTGAGGACCATCTGTACGAGGTCCGGCCGATGAGGGTGATACTTCATCGCCTGGAAGGGGTGCTCCGAGGTCTCCCAGGTTTGGCCGTATACCTGAACCTTGTGTCGGGAGAAGTTCGAGAAGCACCCATAAGGGCTCTCTTTCGGGCTGTAGAAGAGGATCTGGTGCATCTTAGCAGATACACCAAGCGGTGTATCTCTCAGAGAAGACGCCAGACGTTGATCTGCCCATCCTTGCGGACGGACTCGATCAGCCCCTTGCGGCTCAAAACACTGATCCCACCGCTCATGAGCTTTGGGGGCTGCCCCGTCTTGTTGGCGAGATCGACGTAGGTGAACTCCTTGTCCTTGAACGACTGCTGGACGACTCGAAGGACCATCTCCGAAGGGGACTCCCCCTCGGGGGCCTTGTCCACCCTCTTGGCCCGAGCCAGAGCCTTGGTCGGCTTCGCCTTCTCCGCCTCTACCGGAACAGGTGCCGGGTTCGGGTCGGCCCCAGGAACGAGCACCTGGGCCATGTTCAGGATGGCCGGATCGGTCACGTCCGGGAAAAGAGACCTCAACTCTTCGAGGTTGGTCTTGAGGTTCTTCAGAAGGCCCCATGCTTTGCTGGTCGCTACACTCGTCATCCTTGTCTCCGTTCTGCCAGGGTTAGGTTTCTGGCCGGTCACCATCAGATACACCGAAAATGTTGGCCTGGTGTAAGGATAGTCATGTCGAACACTAAATCAAATGCAATCGAGGCGCTCTTCGAGGCCATCCAGAGAAGGCCCCGCCCCGAGGACGTTGCGCAAATCATCAGCGAAATCAAAGAGTTCGAGTTGAACCGAGATGACGCCCGGACCCTCGACCAGGCCGCCAAAAATTCGTTGAAGCGAAATGCCTACGGGTACTCATCCATGGCCTCGGACTTCGCTCGGGTGGTCGGGGCAGACAAGATGGTCGCCAAGGTCTCCCTGACCTGCAAGATTCCGGACCCTCCTTCGGCAATCGAGTGCCGGGATGTAGGTAAGGTCGAAGCCTTCATGGAGCGGGTGGCCGAAAGTATCAAGGCCAACCCAGCATTCACCGACTTCTTGAAGGATAGGCTCAACCGTGAGCAGAGAAAAGCCCAGGGGCTCAACGTCAAGAAGCGCCACTACAACAAGGCTTTCCGTGCCATCCGGAGGCTTCGAGACAAGATCGAGAGGATGATCCGGAACGGCAAGAAGTACGAGGCAAGCCGGATCGCCAAGAGTGCTGGAGCCACCAAGCTCACCCTGGATGACCTCTCAAAGGACCTCCCGACGGCTTGTTTCGTGGCCTACCTCTCGGCCAGGATGAACGTCCGTTCCACGTTCACAAACACGAGCCAGGAGAGAGCCTTCGACAATGTGTCCAACATGCTCTACCGGGTGGCTCGAAAGTCGGGTACCGTAAATTGGTGGGCCATCGCTCTGGTCCATCCAGAGCCCGAGGTCTTGGAGCACCTGACCGACGAAGAGAAGGGCAAGCTCCTCGGAATCTGGACGGAGACCCTGCACATGCTTGCAGGACTCTTGAAGGAGACCTACGATCACAACAACTTCGACCTCACGAACATGATCGTGAGGAGGGGCAACGATTCCTCAACCTGGAACTCGGCTGCCGGAGCCTGGAACAAGGCGAGAGAGCACTGGTTCAAGCTCCTGTTCGACCTGAAGATGGAAGACCTTCTGGAGCACTACTGCCCAGGCAAGGTGCTCCGTCTCATGGCGGCTGACGTGGTGGGCTGGCACTCTTGGGGCAAGGGCTCCCTTGATGACTCCTTGCACCCGGACACAAAGGTCTGGAGGGATCTGCCCCGCCCGTGGAGGGTCTTCGAGGGCCAGGAGACCTGCCCCATGACCCTGGTTGAAACCGCCTGCCAGCTCCACTCGGTACCCAAGGGAGGCTGGGCGGGACCCACGCCCCCGAAGAGGGCCGTGGCCTACCGACCCACGCCTGAGCTGGTCCAGGGAGTCACCGTGACCAGCCCATTCCTGGCGAAGGTCCTCAAGGATGCCGGATGGTTCAAGGGCAAGCCCGTCAAGGATATGAACATCCCTGCCAACGTCATTCGAGATGAGGCTGGGGCTGTCCTCTATGTGGAACCGGGGAACGTTGCTTCACAAGACCCGAAGTCCAACCTGCCTCCAACACCCCCCTCTGCACCAGCCATGGGGAAACCCGAACCCCTGGTGTAGTGACCCTTGGAGAGTTGGCGCAGTTGGTGGCGCATTCGGCTCTTTACCGAACGGACGCCGGTTCGAGCCCGGCACTCTCCGCAAAGGCACTTATAGGGATGCTTAGCTTGGAAACATCGCAAGGTAGCCCGGTGGTCGGGCACCCAGCTCTCATTCTGGGTCAGCAGTGGTTCGAGCCCACTCCTTGTGACCGACGGCTCCGGGTACAGCAACTCGCCCCCCCAGTTGCACGGAGCCGTCATTTTTTCCATCGGTACAGGTTGAAGGACCCCCAGCCTGCTGCGTTGTAGTGATCGGAGGTCCAATGCCCAAGCGAAAAGTCCAGCCTGCCCCGTCCCCACCCCCAGCTCCAGAGCCCACAAAAGAGATCCCCAAGACGATCTGGGTTCAAGTAGAGGACCGGGATGAAACCGTGAGGGAGTTGCCCTCGGACACCCCCATCAAGTACAGCCCCCAGGAGTTCCGGGACGGCTTGGGGGCAGAGAAGCGGGACCGCCTCTTCTTCCTGCATGAGGCCACACCCTACTCGAACATCCTGGTCCACCTTGGGGATAGATGGGTACCCGCCATGACGGTTGACCCTCCCAAGGTCCTCCGAGTCGAACTTGATGTCACCCTTCGCTATGGGGAAGAGGAGGCCCTCAAAGAGGTTGCAGAGCTTCTCCGTGGACACTATGGGAGAAGCTCCAACATCCTTGACTTCAAGGTCATTACCAAGGCATCCACATGAGACCCGACCTGGAACATCTCCCACCTGAAGCGGCTGCCTTCATCATGGCTGTTGAAGACTGTGGCCCGCTGAATGACTGTGGTGGCGGGCCTCCCTACTGTGAGATAGACGCAGACATTTGCGAAAACCTGTGCCAGCTCCTCATCAAGCATTGGGCCAAGAGCCCCTCATCCGAAGTGTCGAGGTCGCAAAGTGAACATCAAGCTGCCGAACACGTACAGCCAGGCAACCCGAGAGCCGATGTGGGCAATCCAGTGTGACTTCTGTAGGAAGCAAGCCCCGGCTGGAATGGATGCCGGTGACTCTCCGGAGCAAGCCCGAAAGGCAGGATTCACTACCCGCCCTCAGGGTCTAGGCGAGCCGCTACTCTGGCTATGCCCTCCATGTAGCAAGGAGCCTAGCGCATGATCGACACGAGAACCCTCACCGTCATCACGAACGAAACCGAGCACAAGGCAGTCGTGGCCTCCATCATGAAGAACTTCGGGGCTGGAGTGAACACCCCCCAGAGGGTCGAGCTGGAACGTTTGGGCCGACTGGCCCAGGCTTACGAGCGCAAGGTCAAGGCTGAAAAAGAAGCGCTCAAGGCCAAACCAGTGGTCAACCAGGTCCCCCTCACCGTCAACATGGTGTCTTCTTCGGAGTTGAACCCGAAGAGGTAACCGTTGGCAACACACTACGCTTGGGTTGTTCTCCTCACCGAGGGGGCCGTTGACATTGTGACCTCTGGGTTCGCCCGGAGAGGTTACAAGGTTGGTCCCCTCGCCAGCTCCAAAGAGCTGTTCTCCAAGCCCAAGGGGGGCAACCCAAGCTCCCTGACCCTTTCCCTTCTCCTGGAGACCCCTGAGAACGAGCAAGAGGTCTCCAAGACCAACTCGGACCTGGAGGAGATCCTGAGTGAGCGGAAACTCAGCTACTTCTTCAGGATGGTCTCAAGTCCGGCAAATTGCTCCTGGAACTCCGGGAACATCACCCTCCCGGACAAGCCCAAGACCGAAAGGAAGAAGAAGGCTCCAGAGCTGCCAACACGGGCCGACCGGGTTCTCGGGGAGGATGACCCGACCGAATGAAGAAGCCCCAACCTGATCCAAAGGCCAAACAAGCCAGTGAGGTAGCTATCATCCTATTCAGCAAGGGCAGCCCCCGACCTTGGAACTACGGCTCCTACGTTCCGCACTGGAACTACAGCCATGGGTTCAAGACATGTGAGGAAGCTGTCACCGCTGCCTTTGCCAGCGGTTTTGGTGCTGTGAAGCTCCCGAATGGCAAGGTTATCGCCAAGAAGTAGACGCCTTCCCGGTGTACCCCTTGGTCGATGGAAGCAACCTGCCCTCTCTGTGAACGGATCCTCGTCCGCAAGAGCGACCACCACCTGATCCCAAGGACCAGGGGCGGTACCGGAACTGCCACGCTACCTATCTGTCGTGACTGCCACGACGCCATTCACGCTCAGTTCAGCAACAAAGAGCTGGAGTCCGAGTATTCGACCGTCGATGCCCTTCTCTCAAACGAGAGGTTCCGCAAGACGGTTGCTTTCATCGCCAAGCAAGACCCACACGGAAAAGTCCACACGGACCTGGCGAGAAACCAACGCCGGAGAGGTAGGAACGGATGAGGAAGGACATGATTCGAGTGAAGGGGCCGAGTGATGTCCCCGAGGGACCCCACTTCACGGTCATCATCTACGACACGACCAGCGTCTATGTCCCTGGTGACGAGCGCTCCCGGACCAACCCAGGCCATGGGTACCCAGAGCACACGGACACCTATGACACCTTCGAGCATTGGGTGACCGACGACCCAACAGTCCTAAACGAGTTCATCCGTGCTTTGGACGTTGAGGTCCGGCTACGGCAGAAGCGTAGGCCCTACGTGATCTTGAAGGTGGAGAAAAAGGCTCGGGTTGTGGTTGAACCCGAGATCAGGTTCTAGCGACCGGTGTGCGTGAAGTGGGGTTCCACTTCCTTGACCACCTTGTTGATAAAGTCGGCCAGGTACTTCGCCACCTGAGAGGGGGTGCCAGTCTTCGCCCGGAGCTTGTACTCACGGGGGAGGGCTGAGACCCTCATCTCGATCTTGACCTTGCCAGTGGGAGGGGGTGCATGGGGATCTTCCTTGCCGAAGCCATCCACCATGAACATCATCCGGTTGTTCTCGGCCTCAGCTCCACCACCGGCCCCACCAACGCCTGAGGGGAGGTTGATGAAGTTGATGAAGACCATCGAGTAGCTGGTGCCACCCAGGCTGGACTTGTTGTTGAACCTGACCTGACGGCCATCCAGCTTGAGCTGGGACTCGACCATCTTGATGAAGTCCTCAGACCCACCCACGTCAGCAGCGAATCTCTGAGCTACCTTGGTGGCAAGAACAACATTTGCAATCGGGTCCGTAGGCATCTTCAATCTCCTCTAAGGAGTACAACGTCTGGGGTTTCGATCTTTCAACCAAGCAACTTGCCATCGAAAGAATAGGTGGTGTACTCGGGTGCTATGTCCACCTCATTCCTCATTGACCCCTACAGGGTCCTGGCTGCCTATGCACTCGGGGTCCCCGAGTCACAGCTTCAGGGTGGGGATGTGTTGGCTGCTCAAGACAGGGCTGAAGAGGCCATCACTTCCAGTCAGTCCCCTGGTGGCCTGATCCACAACTTCCTGAAACGGTACCCACCCATCGACCGTGGTGACCCCCTTCAGGCAGAGAAACTGCTTCGTTTTCTTCTGAGGCGGGACAACTACTCGGAGGTATCCCCAGGGGCATATCGGCACTTCAAGGGTGGGCTTTACACGGTAGAGAGAACCGCTCTCCTCCTACAGGGCTCAAGAGAGGACGTGGCGGTCATCTACTTCAGTCTGGGTGACCCCTCTAAGGTGTTCGTGCGACCGGTCATCGAGTGGACGCATATCGTCCAATGGCCGGACGGGGAGTATCGACTCCGCTTCATGAGGACCTAGCCATGCCACCCGGTCCCCTGTGGACACTTCGATATGAGAACACGGTAGACGACCGGATCCAGGCCCGAGTAGACCGGGCTCGGTTCGAGCAGGACGAGTTTGTACTCAGTACAACTCTCATCCTCGACCCCCCTGACCCCAACCCTGGCTCGACCAACCCCCGCTACTACCGACTCAACGTCAGGATGGCGAACGACCGGGAGGGTCCAGAAGCCTATGCCCTCCATGACCTCTACGAGCGACGAAGGCCCTTCACTGAAAGAACGGTTGTTGGGTTCCAGAACCTCCTAGGACCCCCTGACACCCCGAACCGGAACGGGGACATGCTCTCCCCAGAGGCTCGGGAGAGCATCATCTCCCAGTTCATCAACAGCTCTGAGGGGCGGTCCCGTCTTGCGGCCTCAATGATAGCCCCGCTTCGAGCAAGGATAGATTACAGCTCGGTAGCCAGACGAACGTTCCTCGTTGACCAGATTCCAGAGGGTGCCCTTCCAGTCTACGACCGTGACCCCGACCCAGGTGCCATGGCAACCCTGAGGTCTGGACTCATCCCAGAGGTTTCAATGGGGTGCTCCACCTCCACCGAGCCCTGGGTCCGCCCAGAGTGGCTGAAGCTCGATCAGTGGGTCACCCGGAATGGGGAGTTTGCCAGGATCATCAAGGTCGAGATGCTCAACGTCGAGTTCCAGGTGTGGCGGTCGTTCGACCCACCTCGAAGGCAGATCATCACGTCATTCGCAAGGGAATGGGCTCCTTGCGATGAGCCGAAGGAGCCCGAGAGCCGGTTCTCCAGGATCCTCTTCGATGATGACTGAGACCCTTGGCAAGAAGATCGCCACCGTCCTAGCGACGATGTCCAGAATCGAGGGGTTTGACCCCGATTATGTGGAGATCAACCCGAAGGACTTTCTCGAACTCAGGATGTACACGGGGAACCCTGGGAACGACCCCTGGAAGGTGCTGACCGTACCCCAGCTCCTACCTTTGAAGTTCGGGCAGCTAGAAGTTCGCTCTACTGAGACTACTCCAGTCGGATTCCTCAACCCCATCAAGAACAAAGTCACGCTGGGCAAAGTAGTCCAGATTGAAGACCTTTGGTGCCTCATCACCGGGAACCCGACTACTCGGTTCAGCCGAGTGGTCAATCACGACCTCTTGGAGACCTCGGGAGCCGAGCATAAAGCAGTCATGCTCCGTCGAAGCATGACCCTTCAACTTCCCGAGAACGCTGGTCCGGATCGTGAGAATGCTATCCTCGACTATGTCTCGCAAGGGCACTACGAGGCCAGCTTCTCGACCGTAACCTCAACCTACAACGAGCATACGGCTGAGTTTCAAGTCTTCTCCGATGCTCTGAAGATCGAAGGGGTACGGGTCAACGTCACGGCAGAGACCCAGCAGAAGATTGCCGACATGACCGGGTGCCTTCTGCTCACCCCGAAGCTGGCCGACCTCATGTGGATCCAGCGGACGGTGAAGCTCAACCCACACCCCAGGCAGATCACGTCATCCACGGCTGCCATGATCGAGCACTCGGGGAAGATCGATGCCGACCTGGTCAGCTTGGGAAACCCCACCGGGCTGCTGGGTACGGTTGGCAAGCACTGGGTCATCGACAACGACCTCCTGGTGAAGACCGGGAAGGCCATGAACTACGGGTGGCACTTCGAGGGGGCCTCTTACCAAGGAATCAAAGGGGAAGCTGTGGCATCCCTCGCCAAGGGGCCGAACGGGCAGTACCTCCGGCTCATCCAAGGTCGAGGAACCGCCCATGACATGCACCACTCGGACTACTCTCAGGTTTGCGTCCTGGTGGCCCGTAGCTGCCGTGTAGACGGTGAGGACATGGACCTCATCGCTCTGCTCAGTGACCCCGCCTTGGCCCCTCTGGCAAGCCACCAGGGGGTCTTGCGAGTCTTCCGTCAGCCAGGCGTCCCCGACCCAGGACCCCAAGCCATCATCATGCCAGAGATCACCATCACCGCAGATCGCTTCTCCAGGGAACCCGTGGTGTAGATGGGGGCATGAGCCTCAGAGTCCTCATCATTGACAACGAAGCCAAGTCCAGGGCGACAGAGGTACTGGACTTTGCCTCGAAGCCGGAGAACATCTACCGCCCAGGTCCAAAGGTGAAGGCTCCGGGCGACAACCCGAACTATGTCATGAACATCGGGGACTTCCGAGTCGTGTTCTCTCTTACTGAGAGCCAGATAGACCAGATGATCTATCGGCACCTTTCCATTTCGGTACCTGACCGGAACAGGTTCCCGAACCCAGTGGTGGTCAACGAGGTCATTCAGCTCTTCGGGTTCACGGGAGGGCTGGATGCCTGTATGGTGGATGCCAACCAACGAGAGGGCTGCATTGTGGTGGCCCAAGCACTGAGGCCGATCCTGTCATGAGCATTGAAGAACTCGAAGATGAGAATCCGAATGCCCTCCTAGCCGATGGGTTCGAGAGGGCCTACCTAGGGATCTGCTACCGAGCCTGCCAGCCCCCTGTGGCCTCCTACGACTACGACAAGTGCTTGGAGATTCTGGTTGGGCAGGGGATGGACTACGAGGCTGCTCTTGAGTTCTTCGAGTTCAACACCATCGGGGCCTGGGTGGGACCGAACACCCCAGTCTTCATCAAACTACGTCCTCACGATCAAACCGACTCAAGGGTGTTGGCTTCGGCTTCTTCGGGCGAGGCGCTCTCTTCGGACTAGGGGCCGGACGAAACTTCGACTTGATGTCCTTCGACCACCAAGCAGACCCGTGACGAGGGTCTGCCACCAGGTGGAAGTGGACCATCCGGGTACCGTTCCCCGTCACATCAATCCTTGAGATCACGAACACCGGCATATCGTGGGGAGTCGGGTTCGCAGGGAGATTGCTACAGCTCCAACTAGGGGAGTCTCCAAAGCTGAACGAATAGCTCCCAGCCAGATTTGGAGGCAGTGGGATTATCTTCTTTCCCACCTCGATCCAGGACTCATCCAGGGGAGCCAACCATGGGTCTTTCTTCCGTGGCATAGCCCTTGAGTACACCGGGGTAGGTAGCCCCATGCCCACCTGGACACTCAGGTACCCAACCCGAGACTCGAACGAGCACCGAATCTTCCAGGAAGAGATCCGTCTTCTGCAAGGGGACCGGAACCTGGCATCCCTCCAGATTCGAGAGGACCCGACCGTTCCCAACTTGATGGGGGTTGAGGTCCAGTTTCGTGACCTAGGTCCGGAGAACCCTCAGGTCAGCTACCTCTTGAACTCCAAGGGGACGGTCATGCGACAGGGACTCATCCCCTCGATTTGGGGTCCGATGCAGGTCTCCAGAATCGTCCCTGGGACCCCTGTGGGAATCGATCCCACCTCTGGTGGACTGACCATGAACGGAGACAACCCTGTTGGGTTCGTCGTGTCTTCCAGTCCCCCGTCAGGGCTCATTGGGATCTTCGACCCAAGTCAGATGAGCATCGAGGCCCCCTCAACTTTCGCCAACCCAGAAGCCCCCCAGCCCAACCTCAGCGTTGACATGATTGAGGCGACGGTGAGAGAGATCCAGGAGAGCTTCGACCGGCAAATCTTTCAAGACCTCGAAGCCTCGATGGCTGCAACCCCACTACGGTCTGAGTTGACGGTCATGGGGGCTGATGAGCCCCACCGACTCCCCCTTGGGTGGACGGTGACCGAGAACATCGGAATAGGGGTGGTCAACCCGAGAGCCATCCAGGCTCAACGGGTCACGGTACCCGAGTTTGAAATCATCTCGAACCCGACGATTCGAGTGGATGACATCCGGCAACGAAGGTTCGACCTGATTGACAGGTCTGGTCCAACCTGATTGACAGGTCTGGTCCAGTGCTTCAGCCGCCTCCAGAGGTTATCGAAGTGACCATCCGTCGGAGCAGATTTGAAAGAATCCTCTATGAAGAGGTCTAGGGGAAGGAGACCTCATGCGAACTACATTGCTGCTGATTGCCGCCCTTGCGACCTTCTCCGGATGCAAGGACTGCAACAAGATCGATAACCCCGTGTCGCCAGAATACCCGTGTGGCACACGAGCCCACCCCTGCAACCTTAAGCCGTTGTCCTGCTGTTGGAACAACGAGGTCTGTGGTGGGCCTGTTGGGACTGGTTGCCCCGCCGGGATGTGCTGCTATGTAGGGGACGACTTCTACTCGGCCACCCCGAAGGCATCCAGCTCAACACCCAAAGCGTCTTCCGCCCCCAGCGCAATGCCGAGTTCCGCCCGCAACCCTCAGTGGGTCCCGTGAAAAATCGACGAGCCTAGTTGAAAGGTTGGTGTACCTGGACGTTGTACGGGAGAGAGGTCCAGGTATGCCCAGGGCAAAGAAGAGCGATTTCCGGGTCAATGATACCCTGAGCTTGATTCAGGAGTGCTTGACGCTGGACTATTTCCACCCGAACGACAACGGGGAAGTGCCCATCTCTGCGAACTTCGTTCCAGGGAAGGGGAAGCTGGTCGTGGCTGTGGGTGGCAATGCCTCTGGGAAGAGCTTCTTTCGACGCATCATCCAGGGGGTCTGTTCCAAGACCAAGATCGAGTGCATCCATCTCTCGATGGAGGGGCGCAGAAATTGCGCCTACAACCCAGCTCTGGCTTTCGTCTACGGCTCAGAGGAGTGGCAGAGCACGGGCGAGAACTCTTCTGAGACGGTCCTGGGGGCCATCAGAACCAGCAAGGGCCGGGAGACCCGGCACGTCATCTTCTGGGACGAGCCAGACATCGGTCTCTCGGACGACTGGGCTGCTTCCACCGGGGCTGAAATTCGGAGCTTCATTGAGTCGGCTCCTGAGCCCCTTGTTGGCTCAGTCCTGGTGACTCACAGCAAGGCCCTCGTGAGGGAACTGCTTCCCCTAGACCCCCATCTGCTCAGCTTCGGTGAAGAACCGATGGGCAGTCTAACCGAGTGGCTAGAAAAGCCGGTCAGCATCCGACCCCTGTCCCAACTGAGGGAGGCTAGCCGTAGGCGGTTCAAGTTGATTCAATCAATCTTGGATGAGGTGAAGCGCAAGTGAGGGGAGGTAACTATGCTACTGGAACCAGCTCCGATCAGCCAAAGAGGTCAGTCCGGGTCCTACCCACTGACTCGGGTGCTCGATCTTGAAGGTTACATCATATCGGAGGAGGAAGAGGGTGGTCACTACGCCTATTTCTCCTTCCAATCCGGGGAGATGGAGCCCTTTGCCAGGCTTGGAGTGCTCCCCCCGAAGATGCGGGACCAGATTCTCAAGATGGTGGTATCCAAGGATGACATCTGGCGCTACGACCCGTGTAGGGTTGGGTGTCGGGTCATTGGAGAAGCACCAGACCGGACCATACCGAACTGGATACGCCCGATCTATGTGATGCGTCCGAGGGTGAAGGACTGGGCTATCTTCGTGGTCTCTGGGGTTTCAGAGCTGTTCGTTCGAGAGAATGCCCTGGACTTCGACCTTCAGACCTCGATTCACACCTTGCTGATCAACCTACCTAGCTGAGCATCGACCCTTCGGAGACCTTCTCCTCTGCCGCCAAGGCCGCCAAGGCCGCCTCAAGGACCCTCAGGCCCTTCGCCTTGCGGGTCCCCTTCCGGTAGACCCTGTGCTCCTTGCCCTCGTACTGAAAGGTCCTGAGAGGCAGGGAACGCACCCAGGTGGCGATGAGAGCATCACCCAGCCGCTCCACGGTAAGGGTGGCTCCAGCAAGAAGGGCCTGGTCGATAGGATCTGCCCCAGGGCACGACCCCTCAACCTCTTCCAGCGGGTCCCCCTCAAGGGCCTCCCCGAGGGACATCAACCCCGTCTGGAAACACGGGTACCGTCCACAGAGGTTGTCCGGACGAAGCCCAATCCAGATACGTTTTTCCTCGGTTCTAGCTTCAAGAGTCGCTCCAGCCAGAACCTTGGCATCCACCAGGCCAGCTTCCCGGTTGATGTGCTCAAACCGAGACACTGCTACTTCTGATGGATCGTCGATGTCGAGGGTGCGGTCGAATCGGCTTCGGGAAGAGTCGCTCATCAAACAGAATTACACCGAGATGGCGGGGTCAGTCTTCATCCCCAAGGACTTCTAGGACATGACCGGTGACCGAGACGAGGTCCCCATCGTCCATGGTCCGGTCCACCCACATCCCGATGTGGTAGACGTTCGGAATCACAGAGTTTATGCCGGGGATCTCTTCCTCCGAAATCTCGAACTCCTCCCCCTCGTAGGTAACCAGGAGGGTTCTTCGCTCCAGGGGCAAGTCCTTGGTAGCAGGGAGCATGACCCAGAGCATCAAGGTTCCTTCGTGGGACTGATCTTCCGCTGATAGGATCTGAGAGCCTACCGGAAGCTCTATCACCTTGAAGTGCCTTCGCTTTTCGAGGGGGAACCCCCGAATGAACTGCTTCGGCTTCTGAAAGGAAAGTACCTGTACGTCCATCCAGGCTACCTAAACACCGAACCATAGCTAGGTCACGGTGAGCTTTCAACATTTTTGGTGTAGGTGAGACTGTGCCCGCTCCAAACTGGCTTCAGATAGGTGAGATACTGTACCTCCGCCCCCGTGACCCAAGTGCTACGGAGGTTGCGGCTGCCTCCCGTGCCTATGTGGTCTTCATAGGCTCAGATGAGGTACACCTCCGGGTGAACAACGACCAGGTGGTTTCGATCCCCTTGCTCAACTTTGAGAGGGACTGGATTTCGCTTCCAGAGATCAGGCGTAACGACTTCACCATTGTTGGGGAGGACCAGTTCGGCTTTGGGCAAGGCAACGTTTACGTCTCCTGGCCCCCCGAGTATGTCGGAACGATGCCCCCCAGAAGGGACATTGCGGTAGGGGAAGACCCCTTCCCCCCGAACCCGCCAGAGATGGTTCGGGTGTCCCTACCCATGGACGGCGTGACCGAACATCAGGTGGCTCACCCCACGGGTCCGATCATCGAGATCAACAACGTCCCGATGCCCTTCCAGGTGATGACCGGTCAGAGGGTCGAAGTTCTTCGCAATGGGATGCTAGTGGAGGAGAACGGAGAGACGGTAGAGTTCCGAGTGGAATCAGTCACCACCTCCCTCGACCGGACCAGGACGGAGACCCCAACTCGGTTCGGAGTTCTCCCCACCTCTACTGGGTTGACCCCTCACTACTTCGTGACCTTGAGGCAGGTCAGGGCCGAACCACCAAGCTGGATGCGACCCGGAGCCAGGTTGGCTTCGACCATAGGTGACCAAGGAGGGATCATCACAGGGGTCTCCAACGGGCAGGTTCACATTCGTGACATCGAACGGTCGGATACGAGCCCTATTCAGCTTGGGGGCAGGGTTCGAGCCTTCAACATTCAACAGGTGGCGTCCTGGTACCGCCCACTGGAGACTCCAACACCACCTTGGCTGTCAGTGGGATCTCACATCGTTCAGCGAAGAGACAACCAAAGCTACCAAGTGTTGGGCCTTGACCCTCTAACCGGGGCCATGACCTTGACCTTGGAGGGTGAGGTCAGGCCCGTTCGCTTTGCAATGACCAACCTGGAACAGAACTGGCGCCCTGCTGGGTCCCTCTTGGAGGTTCGACCCCATCGTCCAGAACTGACTCCCATTGTCCCCAGGTCTAGCGGGGCCTATGTCCCCAACTGGGTCGCCCCTGGTGCCTTCATCCGAACCCTTCGACGGCCCAGAAGGACCCTCTGGGTCACCAAGCTCGATGACGTTCAACGAATGGTCCGGCTTCAACGGGTAGAACGTTTCGAGCCCGAGGTCAAGATCAGTAGCAACTGGGAGGACGCCCCGTATGCGACCTTGGAGCGGGACTTCGAGCCCCTGGGGAAAGATGGGGTACCCATGGCAGAACTCAAGTGCCCGTACTGTGGTGAGTACGGGGGTCGAAACAAACCAGTTGAGGAACGGAGCCAGATCAAGATCCGTGCCTACCACTGTGCGAAGAAACACATGTGGTCCTTCGCAGCAGATGGGTCCGAAGAGGAGGGGAACCTCATCCCTCTTTCGAGGTTCGAGAGAGATTTCGACATCTGAACTCCGTTCTCAATGCAAGCCGGTGTATCTCAAGCGAACGCCATGACAAAACCTACGAAGACAGCTTCAAAGCCAGCAGCAACCGAAAAACCCGCCTGGTGGAACCCTGCCCTGTGCGGAAACCTCGACGAATATGGGCCTACCACCCGTATGCTCGTCACCCACGCCATCTCTACCGGGGCCACGGTCTACACGGGAACGTGTCGTGGAATCCTGGAAGATCAGGGAGAAGAAGGGGCCATCGAGGCGTTCCTCAAGGCCCTGTGTGACAAGGTACGGGCTTCGGCCACCTTCGCCAGTGGTCCGATCTTCGGTCGGGGGCCTCACGAGACGTGGCTGGTCTGGGCGAACGGATCGATTGTGGTCCGGGTGGGTACCGACAACAAGATTTCGGTTGCGGTCTCGACCACCAGCGAGGTGGACCACAAGGCCATCGGTGAGACTCTTGGTGAGTACCTGCTCCCGGAGAACGTCCGTCAACCGGTCTACTCCCTGGCGGACGGAGCCAACGGGATCGAGATCGCTGAGGTCGGCCTGGCTGGGCAAGACTGGGAGGAGGACAACTACAACGAGGAGGTCATCGAGGACTTCAAGTTTGCTGTTGCCGAACTCCAGCGGGAAGAGCCCATCGGACGACTCCTTCTCATCGACGGTGACCCTGGGACGGGGAAGACCTTCTTCATCCGTGGCCTCATCCACGAAGTTCTGGATGCCATCTTCGTCCTGGTCCCGAGCCACATGGTTGAGGACCTAGCCGGTCCCGAGCTGGTTCCGATGCTCATCCGAGCCCGGAGCCTTGCTGGGAGTGACAAGCCCATCGTCCTGGTCATCGAGGATGCCGACAAGGCCCTGGTACCCAGGGGAGACCAAGAAGGCTCTCTGACGGCCATCTCGGCTCTCCTGAACGTGTCGGACGGCATTCTGGGGCACACCCTGAACCTCCGGATCGTCTGTACCACGAACGCCAAGATCGATGAGATCGACTCAGCCCTGAAGCGACCTGGCCGTCTGTCTCGCCAGATTCACGTTGGCCTCCTGAGTGCTGAGAAGGCTGCCGAGGTCTACAACCGCCTCATGGGTACCGAAGTCACGTTCGAGGGTCCCCAGTCCCTTGCTGAGGTCTACCGCTTCGCCAAGGCCGAGGAGATTGCTGACTCCGAGGACGAGACTGACGAAGACGAGAACGAGGATGAGGATGATGATGAGGACTGGGATGACGAGGACGACGATGATGATGACGACGATGAGGGTGATGACTCGTGAGCAAGCCAACTGACCTCACCATCCTGAGGTCTCTCCTCGCTGTGAAGGCTCGGTTGTCTTCCAGCGAGGAGAAGGCGTTCAAGGGGATGCTCACCGACCTGGAGAATGGTCGGATCATCAACCTCTCGAAGTCACAGAGGCAGTGGGCTGAACAGAAATACTACCATCTACAGCTCGACCGGGCCTTCAAGGACACTCCGCCCCCCAAGGTGAAGGTCCAGAAGGCCCCTCCGGTTGTGTTCCCCTGGGAGAAGGACAAGCCCCTCAAGCCACCAGGAAGCTAGTCAACATGGGCACCCGCATCACGTTCTCCCAAAGGGGGGAAATCCAACTCGAAGAGACCCCAAGGCATAACCGTCAATGTCTTGTGATTGGGTTTGGGCACCTCTTTCAGGTGGAGGAAGCTATCATCCTCGGGTCAACCCAACAGGTTGATGCCGAGATGACCCCTATCTATGGGGGTGAGGCGGATGCCTCGGATGCCCTAGACGAGGAGGAAGTCGCACTTGAGGCTGACCACTTCTATCAGGTGACCGAGAGGCTATCCCCACATAGAGTAAGCCTGTTCTTCTGTGTAGCGAGTGACTTCACGCTCAGAATCTTCGAGAACTGGTCCCACATGTACCCTGCAATCCTGGGCGGGGGGGACCCAAGGGACTTTGGTCCAGTCTATGGGGCAGCCCTCATAACTGAGGTCCGGTTCTCCTCCTCTGGGACCCTCTACCGCCCGAGTCAGCTCTCTGACGTTTTCAGTAGAAAGAGGCTACAGGCTTCGGGACCCGTCCTTGGTGGGGGTCGGAAGCGTGGTCGTGGGGGCCGTCCGATTGGAGAGATCAGCACGCCCAAGGCCAAGACTCGGTTCGAGCGCATCCTTGGGGACTCGGAGGAGGAGAAGCCCAAGCCCCTCCCCCCAGTGCCCAAGAAGCGGGCAACCCTGGCCGAGTTGGATGAGGTGTTGCAAAAGAACTTCAAGCCGGAGCCCCCGAGGAAGCCCCAAGAAGGCGAGTTGGACCTTGATGAAATCTTACGGAGCCTCTAGCTCACTGTTGAGAGCTAGGTGGGGGTTCTTCCCCTGGAGGCGGCGGGACAGAGGTGAGCCTAGCGAGCATTCTTTGGGACATCTTCTCAAGTTTGTGAGTCAGCTCATCAAGTACAGCCTCCAGTTCTCCCTTGGTCTCAACGAGAATCACACCACCCACTGTAATCTTACCGTCCCACAGATCCGCAGATCCATCCTCAGACGGGAGCCCAGTCAAACTCAGGCCCCCATAGGGAGAGATGGCACGGATTGCATTGCACAGTCGAACGAGCCTTCTCATGGTGGCCTCCTTCAAGATCGGTGTCTGAAAGAAGCATGACCGCCACCCAAGAAGAGGTCGAGGAGTCCTGGAGTGACATCCAGGAACCCGCAATCCCTAGGCTGACTGATGCAGCTCTAGCGGATTTCGTCCTGGCCTACTGCGATGGGAAGATCCTAACGTCTGCGAACGTGAGGCAGCTCAACCTACTGCCCATGATCTTCATGCCCATTGCCCTGGGGGCACTCTCAGACTTCAGTGAGAGAACCCTAGGGAAGATAGGGGTGATCTGGGAATACTACTCGGCTGCTGGCCCTAGGGGAGTCAACGGGTACCCCACTTTCTTCTCGTGCCGCCTCATGCGGGTCGAGGACTGGGAGAGAGCGGTCAAAGCCATAGACCGAGAGCTAGAACGAAGGGATGGGCTCAAGAAGACCATCCTTGAAGGGATTTGATGCGATGCTTTTCCGTTTGGACAACCCAAGACTCATCCTGAATGCGCAAGAGTTTCCGGAAAACATGGTGGTCTACTGCCTGGCCTATGACGGATGCCCTGGGGACCTTGCAGTTCACTACCTGGATAGTAGTCGCCGGGTGACTGAAGAGATTCAACCAACCCGCCAGCTCGATATTCTTCAGGGTATGAGGGTGAACGAATATGTCCTACCCTTTGATAGGCTTCACGATTCCCTAGGAAGGCGTGGCGCTACCGCTGGGTTCAACATCGTGGCTCGAAGTTCCTTCCGGGTAGCGGCTGCAAGCTACGGTACCCGAACTTTGGACATGACGATGATCTTTCCCATCATTGGTGGAGGCATCATCCGTATCTCGGCCGGGGGTCAAGAGTGGGACATCGCTAACCCAACTTTCAACCCGAATGCCCCCATCCCTGCCATCAACCGCAACTATGGTGCCGGGCGTGGGGACGAGTACACAAGTGGACCCCCTGGAATCGACAACATGCGGGTCCCTGATGAGGTGGTGATCAACGCCTACCGCCGGACCCACCAGGGGTACGCTGGGGTTTCTGGGTCCGAGATCGAGCGTCGCCGCCAAGAGCGCCTGGCAAACTTTGATCTTCAAGAGGCTCAGGAGGACCCACGCCCCTCCACCACCCCTGGCCCGAGGCCCTTTGCCTCCCCAGCGGTCTCAGGTCGAACCAGCGTCTCGAACACGGGCAGGAACCCGAACGCATCTGCTGAGGCTGAGGCCCGACGCCAGCAGAGGCAAGCTCAGATTCAGGCTGCCAGTACAAGGCAAGAGGGAATTTCCCTGGGAGATGCCCCTCCACAAGAGGCGAGGATCATCGTTCCGGCTACAAGAGCCCCCAAGGCGCCACCGAAAACACGCCTGGAACGCACCACCGAAGAGGAAGGTGACGAATGACGCCCTTACGTGGTGTAATTCTGATAGCCATGCAAATCCAAACCACCCTTCGCCACGTCATCGGAGTAGGTCTTCGTAGGATTGCCGACATTCTTCTGTCGGACTTCCCTGAGGGGGTCAAGGAGCCCACGAAAGAGGAAGCGTTCCCTGCTGAGCCCCCTCGGAAGCAGAAGCCTCGGGACAGGTCGAGCTACGACCCGACCCTCCACAAGACCTTCTACCATGCTTCTGTGGGAATCCTTCGGGACATGCTGAACAACCCGACCGAGACTCGGACGGTCAAGCAACTTGAGGGTACCGTGGACTGCTCCCAGTCGAGCATCCGGAGCACCTGCAAGAAGCTGGTGGAGCTGGGGGTCCTTCTTGGAGAGGGGTACCCAGCCGTCTATCGCCTCGCTGACCCGGCCGTGGCCGTGGTCCGTCTAGCAGAGTACGAGAAGCAAGCTGGACCCGTCCCAGTGGCCTCAGGAGAAGTCCGGGAACCTGACCCGAGCCTGGACCAGGGTACGGCGTAGAGCCTCAAGGGGGACCCTCTTCCCGCTTACGTGCCCAAGCCTGTTTGAGTCCCTCTCGAATCTTGGCACGGTGTTCCTCAGACTTTGGCCTCCCCTTAGACGTGCTGCTGATCTTGCTTCGGGACTCCTCTGACATCAGGGTACCCTTTCTTGCAGCACTGATCTTCGACCTTGTTTCAGGGGATGCCTGCATTCCCTCTTGACGCCACCTCTCCCACTTTGCCTTGCTGGCCGCACTGACGATGGCACGGTGTTCCTCAGAGATTTGCTTCCCACGATGAACTCTACTCACTGCATCCCTGGCAGTTGGGTCTTCAAATTGTCGTTTGGCAGCCGCACTGAGTTTGGCCCTAGTCTCTGGTGAGGGAGAGTGCCCCAACATACCCTCCCCACCCCTAGTGCCATTCGTGAGAGGACACCCTATTTGTAGAAAGTACGAGATCCAGTAGCACTCAGCCTCATGTTGGAGACCATCGGGTACCTCTTGAATCAGCCTGATTTGAGGCTTCAGTCCAACCCGAGCTAGGCTCTTGATCCACCAAGTTCGATGGCACTTACATCGATCCCTCAGGTGGCTTGCTAGCCGGGTAGAAAGGGCCTTGGCAGTCCAACCTACATACCGGATCTCTCCCGAAGTCGGGTCCACCAGAACATAGAGGTAGCACATGTAACTCTATCTTACTACCCCTGGCTGTACGGTCAAGGTGGAAATCTAGTGATAGCCTGAATAAGGTTTCGGAACAGAGCTTGTTTCCCTGGGAGGGAGAAGGGCAAGTGTACTGAGATTCTCTCGTCTCCCTGATCTCCACCCCAAAGAACCATTTCATAGACAGACCACTCCATTGGACCTAGTGGGAAGGGTTCAATCGGGTCAGTGCTATACGAGAGAGTAATGTGCGGAGAGAACTCGGGAAATTTCTTCGAGTAGTCCACCCCAGCCTTGTCGAGCCCCGCACAGAGGTCACCCCAGAGCTTGTGTAGCTCTGGACTCTCAACTCTCGTGATGATGGGAACACCGTCCTCCCCCTTGGGGAAGCAGCTCACCTCACTCACGGACAAGGAGAAGGGCACAGTCTTCGAGGCTACCTCATAAGCCGCCACAATCGCTTCGGTGATCGTGTCAATCGGCACCTTGCTGCCGAAGTGGATGAGGGTAATGTGGAACTCAGCAGACTGTATCTTTTCCCCAGGGACCTCAATGGATGTGAATGCCCTTGTTACTTCATGTGGGACTTTTATACCTAGGATCGCCATCACTTACCCATGTATTGAGTGAGACACTTTGCCCGATGCTCAGGGGTCTTAGCTTTTCCGAGCAAAGACTGTCTGATTTTCTCTCGATGTTCATCGGAGAGTGAGCGACCACTTGCGGACAGGCTCATGGCCTTCTTAGTTTCCTCAGATGCCTTTTTCCCTGTCCTAGCAGCCCTGATTTTTTCTCGGGTCTCCTCAGAGGCACTTGACCCATCAGTACGCCAGCGCTCCCACCTCTTCTTAGCTGATTGTGAGATTGCCTCTCGATGGGACTCTGAAATCACTTTACCCTTGTGAAGTTGGCTATTCTGCTCCCTAACGGAGTCACTGACAACGTGTCCAGGGGTCCCCTCTCCGCCAGAGGTGGCATTGACCAAAGGACATCCGAGCGACTTGAACTTGGCGATCCAATATACCTCGGCTTCTTTCCACACTGTAAGGGGAACTTCCTGCACCAGACGGATATCAGGCACGTAACCCCTACGAACCAAGGATCGAACCCAAGTTGACTTGTGGTTGTTGCTCTTTTTAGCCTCAGTTAGGTGATGCCGAAGCCGCCTGTGTAGTGGCTTGGTTGTCCAACCCACGTACCTGATCTCAGACGTGAGGGGGTCAACCAGAACGTATATTCTGGCTATTGAGTCCAACGTAGCCATCCTACCTTGGTTTGACCCACAAGAAGGTTCTCACATCTTCATCGGTTCCTTCTTTGGAGTCGGAAGCATGAGGACCGAGGGTGGAATCGACTGGAGTTCATTCCGGTCCACACCACTCTTCTGGTAGACCAGCTCGGATAGGATCATCACGTAGCACCCCATCGAGATGACGTGCTCGAACAGGGCATGGGGGTTGGCTTGATCCAGCTTGTCCAGGTCAAGCTGAAGGACCTTGTCCCGAAGCTGGCGAACAATCTCCTTCATGGGCACCCCCTCCCAACTCTCAAGTAGGTCTAGCCCCCTTGCCTCAAGGTAGGATTCCAGGCACACAGAAAAGGAGGCAATCTCGGGACTGACAGGAATGCTGAGTTTTTTCGTCTTGGTATACATCTTGGCTCTCCGAAGAGAGGGGTTTCGACTCTAAGCTACTTCGGGATCCCCAGTTGGGCTGAGTCATTTCGTTGTCGGCTCTCTTAGATCAAGTTACACCAGGAAGAAGGCTCGGCAAATCAATAACTTTGGTAGTAGATCCTAGTACAGTGGCTTCAGGTATTCGTCGGTTCAGTCCCTTTGTGAATCCACCGATGCGCCCTTCTAGGTATGCGGAACTATGGCTGGCGACCTGACGTACCTGACCACCGGGACTTCACATACACGATCAAGCGTAGGCTGAAGGCTCTTCCCCCTACAGCGGACTTGCGCAAGAAGTGTCCTCCCGTGTACGACCAGGGGGATCTTGGCTCTTGTACGGCGAACGCCATCGGAGCTAGCTACGAATTTGACCTCCTTCGGCAAGGGGTTGAAGACTTCACCCCCAGCAGGCTCGGGCTGTACTACGATGAGCGGGTCAAGGAGGGGACCGTTCAGTCCGACTCTGGCGCCCAGATCCGAACCGGGATCAAGGTCGTTGTCGCCCAGGGCGTCTACCCTGAGACCTTGTGGCCCTACAAGATCGACAAGTTCAAGACCAAGCCTCCAGCCAACTGCTACACGGAAGCCAAGAAGCACCAGGCCCTCGTCTATGAGCGGGTACCTAGGACCATCGAGGGCATCTGTGGAGTCCTTGCCGAGGGCCTCCCGTTCGTTTTCGGGTTCTCGGTCTACTCCGCCTTCGAGGGTGAGACGGTTGCCAGGACGGGCGTGCTCTACCTCCCCAAGAAGAACGAATCCTTCCTCGGTGGTCATGCGGTCATGGCCGTCGGCTACAGCATGAAGACCAAGAGGGTCATCGTCCGGAACTCCTGGGGTCCGAGCTGGGGCAAGAACGGGCATTTCACCATGCCTATCGACTACTTGCTCAACCCCAACCTGGCGGACGACTTCTGGGTCATTCGTCGGGTCGAGGGATGATGGACATTGTCTCCAATGTCGTTGACCGCTACCTGGCGCTCCGGGTAGCGGCTCGATTCCTTGCGTCCAACAAGACGGTCAAGGTCAAGAACCGAGACACGGGCGAGGTCGTCTGGAAGACCCCAGAGGCCCTCCAAGGCAACCCCCAGAAGTACCAGAAGCTCCCCCAGCCCTACCAGCGAAACCCCAAGGGAAGGCCCCACAGGCCCGAGCATCCGGGCAAGGAGACCCTTCCTGCCCCCGAGCCCCCGCCCAAGCCGAAGAAGCCCCCGAAGCCGAAGAAGCTGCCTAAGCTACCAGTTCCGGTACCCCCGATTCCCGTGGTCGATCCGCCAAAGCCGCCCCAGAAGCGCCCCATCCCCGGTCAGAAGTGGAAGCACAAGGATTCGGGGTAACAGTTTCAGTGGTACACGAACTGAAAACCTGGCCGCAAGCCTTCCAAGCCATCTGGGATGGGCTGAAGTGCTACGAGATCCGCAAGGCTGACAGAGATTTCTCTGTAGGGGACAACCTGGTCCTCTACGAGTGGGACCAGGATTCTCGGTGTTATAGAGATCGTATGATCGTTGCAACCGTGACCTACATGACGAATCCAGGTCAGTGGGGGCTGCCCTCCGACCTCTGCGTCATGTCGATCCAGGTGAAGGCAAGGAAAACATGCGATCCTGGTTATGTCTCATCTTCGTCTCCGCCCTTGTTCTAGGCTACCCCCCAAGCCCGGCCTACTGCCGGGGGGACCGTCAGGGGTGCTACCGATCCTGTTCCGGGTGTAGGACCAGGTGTCATGGGGACAAGGTGTGCATGAAGACCTGCTACGAGTTGAAGCGGGCCTGCTGCCAGTCAAATGGCTACGGGCCTGGGCCTCGTAACGATTGCACCTGCTCTTAGTTGAAAGGGGCCAGCCATGAAACGTTGTACGGGTAGGACCCCAGCGGTCCCAAGGAGCAGTAGCATGAACACGGAAACCGCCGTTATCAGACGCATTTCTCAAGTCTGGAAGGTCGCCCCCTACCGAATCGACGTGAGAATCCACCCCCAGCACGGACTTCTGGTCAGTCTTGACGGGAAAGCCCCCACCAAGGACCTCGTTGAGGCCCTGGAACACGACATCGAGACCATGACCAACGAAGCAAAAGCTCGGATGAACTGACCATGGGCTATGTTCAATCAGGAACCTACGCCCCAGGCGAGGTACCCAGGTTTGCATTCTGTGAAGCCACTACCGCCGGAGGGAACTCCAGGTGGCACATCCGGAGGGTGACTTCCAAGCTCCATCTCTCAGGGGGCGTGGATACTCCAAGCCTTTGCGGGCATGTTGATCCCCATAAGTTTGGTGGGTGGGACGTGAATGTCAAGATCACCGAGCACCACCTCTCCCACTGTTGCCCGAAGTGCCTTGAGGTGTATCGAAAGGAAGGGACCCTATGATCGCAGTCTACGCTGGCAGCTTCGATCCTATCACCCACGGGCACCAAGACCTCATCGAGAGGGCCGCCAGGGTCTTCGACAAGGTCATCGTGGGGATCGGGACTAACTCGGCCAAGAAGGGCCTGTTCCTTCCTGGGGAGCGAGAGTCCCTCATGAAGGAGGTCTTCAAGAGCCTCCAGGCCCCTCTTCAGGACAAGGTCGAGGTCCGAATCTTCACCGGACTCCTGGTCAACTTCTGCCGGGAAGTGAAGGCTCAGATCATCGTTAGGGGTCTCCGAGCTGTCACCGACTTCGAGATGGAGCTGGGGATCGCTCATGCCAACGCTCAGCTTGCTCCCGACCTGGACACCTTCTTCCTGGTCACAACTCCTCAGAACTCCTTCGTCTCCTCCTCGGTCGTGAAGGAGATCGCCAAGTACGGTGGGGATGTAAGCTACTACGTCCACCCAGCAGTCCGAGAGGCATTACGCCATAAGTTCGGATTTTCCAGTTGAGTTAGGGGCAACCCAAACGTTGTACTACCATGACCGAACGATCCTCGAACTGGCTGCATGAAGGCTACATGGACGGGCTCAAGGGCCTCGACCCGGACCCCAAGCTCTCCGAGTGGCCTGGCTCGGAGTACAACGAGGGATGGCTCATCGGGGACGAGGACCGGAAATCCGGAGTTCCGGTACCTACGTTTCAGGGACCCTATCGGGATGAAGAACTGCCAATTCAGCCAGGGATGGAAGTGACCATCTCGAAGGGTGTCATCGTCAAGACCATTGGGCGGGACCCCAAACCAGCCGGGAAAACCTACAAGGTGAAGGTGAACCACCTCCTTTGTGGGTGCCCAGCGTACTGGGAGGGGAAGTGGTACAACCGCCGGTTCGTCCGCCCAACTGGCCCACTTGTTCGTTGGGCTGGCCCAGGGGGCTACTGGTCCGAGACGGACATCAACAACATTCCCGAGGCAAATGCCGTACTACGCTAGAGTTTTGATCCCCCCAGGAGAAACTGTTCACCTTGCAGAAGTAGAGTCCAAGACCCGATTCACAAACGACGGCCTCTCAGCCATCTGTGGTCGAGGTGGGGCTTGTAGATCCATGGAAGCCACGAATCGAGTGGTTGACTGTGTCTTCTGCCTACGAAAAGAAAAGGAAATTCCCAAGGAACGAGTCACCAAGGAGGAGCGCTGGTGGAACCCCCCAGCCCCCCTCGCTCCCCCAAGGGTGGCCCGCCCCAAGACTACTGTAACTAAAGGTAGGACCTCCACCCACAAGCCAAAGAGACGTGGGAGGAGAGTCACCAAAAGTGCCCAGAAGGAGGAGAGTCACCAAAAGTGCCCAGAAGTAGTCTGAACCAAGGTTCATATCTTCGCTTGGGTTGGGCGTAGCCTTCTTCGGCCACCTTCGGAGCAATCTGGAGGTTGCCTCAACTTTTTCGGTGTAGTTGGTTGAAGACCGAGCCCCCTCAAACGTTGTGAGACCATGGCACGCTCAAACTTCTACCCCGACAACTGCATCACCTGCGGCACCAAAGTCCCCGCCAACGCTGGCGTGGCAGAGCCCAACCCCAGTGGCTACGGCAAGTGGGTGGTCAAGTGCAAGGCTTGCGCTGGCATCGTTGCCGACGCCAAGCCCCAGGTGAGCGCCACCCTTGAGGGTTCCTCCGTGGTCTTCAAGCCCACGGGCTTCCTCGGGGGCGACCTCTTCGCCACCTACCGGAGGGCGACCGAGGGTTCCAGGTTCGAGCCCTCTCGCAAGGTTCAGGTTGCCAGCCTCGACAAGGCTGTGGGCATCGTTCAGAGGCTCCTTCAGAGCAGATTCGCTGTCAACATGGCCCCCGAGCTGGCCGCCTCCATCCAGGCCCAGACCGCCTCCCTCAAGGCAGGCATCGTCGAAGCCTCCGACCGGGCCGACAAGGTGGATGCCCTTCTTCAGGCCCGTGGCCTGGCGCTCTTCCCCTTCCAGAAAGTGGGCGTGAAGTGGCTCGCCAGCCGCACGGGAGCCCTCCTGGCCGACGATATGGGCCTTGGGAAGACCATCCAGACCCTCATCTCCATCCCCGAGGGAGCCCCCGTCGTGGTGGTGGCCCCGGCCGTCGCCAAGGGTGTCTGGGAGCGTGAGACCTCCAAGTGGCGCCCCGACCTCAAGGTCACCGTCCTCTCGGGCCGTGGTTCCTTCCGTTGGCCCTCGGCTTCCGAGATGGTCATCATCAACTACGACATCCTCTCTGATGTTGTCTCCGAGTGCCCCCAGGGCACCATCCTCATCGCTGATGAGGCCCACAACCTCAAGGGATCCAAGACCGCCCGCACCAAGAAGTTCCGTGCCCTCTCCGAGCAGGTCTCCAAGACCGGAAAGGTCTGGCTCCTCACGGCTACCCCCCTCCTCAACCGCCCCCCGGAGATGTGGAACGTGTTCCAGGCCGCCAACATCGCCCGTGAGGCGTTCGGCTCCTGGAACAACTTCCTCCGCCTCTTCAACGCCCAGCCGGGTGACTGGGGTGGCTTCGAGTGGGGCCAGCCCGATCCCGAGGTTGCCGAGCGGATCCGTCGGGTCTCCCTCCGCCGTACCAAGGTGGAAGTCCTCCCCGACCTGCCCCAGAAGATGTGGCAGAACGTCCTGGTGGAGCTGGATGGCCCCACCAAGAAGCTCTGTGCCAAGTTCGAGGAGGTTCTGGCCTCTTACACTCGGTTCTCCCGGATCCTGGACGAGGATTCCCCTGAGGAGACCATCGCCAAGCTCAAGGCTGAAGACTCCGCCAAGTACGGCCCCATGGCGGATGAGATCGAGAAGGCTCTTGCCTCCTTCAGCCAGATGAACCGTGGGGACTTCGAGAAGCTGTCGGCTACCCGAGCGGCTATCGCCAAGGCCAAGATCCCGGCCCTCATGGAGCTGGTGGAGTCCTTCGAGGAGCAGGAAGAGCCCGTCGTGGTCTTCTCGGCTCACCGGGCTCCGGTG